TTGAACGTAACGCCGAACTCTACCTTGGTTTCGCCTGTGAATTCGTACTTCATCTGTCATCCTCTCATTCCGTACAAGTCCAATCACGAAATGTTTCAGTAGACGACGCGCTTGCCGGCCTCTGGCTTGTAGCTAGCGAGGGCGACCAGCGCTTTGCCCTCATCGCCCATCTTCTCGATCTGCGCAGGTGATTCGAGCTTGAAAGCCTTGATGCCCAACTGCTTGAAGGCCAGCTCGGCCGCGATCTCGGCGTCATGCCACTTGCGATGCGTGATCGCGTCCTTGACCACGACACCCGGCAGCGCCTTGCCTTCGATGACGGCGCGCTTCTGGATCTCGGCGTCGAGCGCAGCGGCGTACTTGCATATGTCCTTGGTAGCATTCGCCAGCAAGGCGAGGTCGCCATCCGCAATCGCGGAGGTATCGGAAGCCTGCAGGGTCTTGATGATGTCGTTGAGGATGTTGACGATGGTCATTTGGTGCGCTCCAGCGTTTGTGTGATTTCTTTGTACGGTGGTTTTCGTACAGCGTCAACACTTATTTTCAGGTCCAGGGCATTTTTTCTTTGGCAGCCGCGTTCAGGCGCGCAGTCGACTCGGCCATCGTCAGTGGAGGTTCATAGGGCTTGATCGGCTTCGCGACCGCGGCGATTGCTGGCGCTAGTTCGTATTTTGCCAGCCGTTCTTTCAATGCTGCGTTCTCGGCCCGGAGCGCGTCGAGCTGCTTGTAGACGCCGGTCAGCTCGGCCTCTAGGAACTCGGTGTCGGTCAACGCGTCAGATGCAGGTGCCTGACCCTCGACGGTCGGCCGGGAGGTGCCGCCACGCGAACCCAGTCCCCCTTTCGATTCGGCGCGGCACTTCGGGCATCGTGTCAGATGCAGCCCAGCATTCTTGGCCGTGCCCATGATGGCTGCTTTGGTGACGTCGATGGTCATCTCTGCATTGCACTGTGCACAGTTCTTGCGCAGCCGGTACAGGTGCAGGTGGTTCCCTTTCCACCATTTGGTCACTGATTCCCCGCCCGACCACCCGTGCGGAATCATGCCAGTTAGGTCCGTAGCCATCGTTTACACTCCTATGTGAAGTCCTGTAAGAAACAGGATGTTTACCACGAATTTCTCAAAACAATTTACCGTTTCTTACACATACACACTGTTTACCGTTTCTCAAAACACTTTTTGCCCCAATTCACAATGAATTGTTGTAATTTACGCATTCACAGACATATTCAATTAGTGGCCCCATTTTAAAAATGGGGCCTACTACGTACTAGAAATTAAAGGTTATTACGGCTATAGCTCGCTTAGGTGGGCGACTTTCGATTAGCCCACCGTCGCTCGCCCGCCGGGGAGGGACGCGAACCTTGAGAGGTAAAAACCATGCTGCCGGCCGTTCGGCTATCGCAATACGCAGTGGAGCAGGTAAGCCGGCATCGCGATCGGCTGCTGACGCATGTGCGGGTATGCAGTCCTGGATTGACCACGGCTTGCAGGCAGGCGGGTTTGCCGATCGAGTTGGCAGAGCTCTGTGGCGCCGTGCTGGCGAGCGTGGTCGACGACCTGGTCGCGGTCAGCCGGCTGCCCAAGACGGATTTCGAGCGCAGTAAGCGGATGGAACGGGTTTTGAGCGCCACTGAGGAGCCGGCCGTCTCAGCGCTGCGGTTGGCCATGGCTGCGTCGCCAACGAACGGACGGGCCTGCGCGCGGCATTGGGATGCGATCTGCGAGAAGCACGAGCTCGGCAAGCTGGCCTGGCTGATCGGGCTGCAGACGGAGACGGCTTACCGCTATTCGAAGAAACTTGAAAAACGGGGTTGACAGCCCCCTAATTCTGTCATGCACCACGATCACACAAACGCTGGAGAGCACGATGTTCAAAATCGTCGAAAAGAAAAACCATAACGCCATCCACGGGCTGTTCGATACTTACAGGCGTGCAGAACAGTACCTCGCCTTGCTGGCGAATGCTACCAAGGGCATCTGCAAGCTGCGCGCTGAAGATTTCGAGATCGTCGAGGTGCAGCGTCCTCGCGATCGCAGTGGGCAAAGTCAGTGAGAGGTAACAATCCAGGCGATCGGTGGTTCTTCGCGCTGTTCTTCATCGGGGGTTTCGCGCTATACCTGTGGCTGCTGGTCAAGTTCGGGGGCTGATTTGCTGCCTTCCACGTGACATGCTAGGTTCCCCGCAAACGGGAACCAAACCATGGCAGACGACGGCATTTTCGGCTCGGGGTTGAGTTTCGGCTCCAACGCGCCCGACGACCAGGCGCCAGCTCCTGAGCAGCAGGCCCCGGCACCTGCGCGCGGCCAAGGAGGGCTATTCGGCTCGGCGCTGCGCTTCGGCACCGGCTATACCGCCCCGCCGCCCCAAATGACCGATCCGCTCGACCAGGCCGGCAACCTGATCGAGCAGCAGATCGCGCGCAAGACGCAGGTCGGCACCGATCCGCTGGCGCAGTTTTTACAGCCCGACGTGGCAGCCAAGGCGCGCGGGGAAGTCCCGGCGCTTACGCAACAGCTGCAGCAGATCCGGCAGCAGAAGGCCAAGCAGGCCGAGATCGCCAAGGTGGGCGCCAACTACGGCATCGACAACATTCCGCAGGGCGCCGACCGCGAGACCGCGGTTAACACCATGGTCGACGAGCTGCAGAAGAAATACATGTCCGGCGATCCGATGGCGGCGCACGGCCTGGTGCAACTCGGCCGCGCCGATCTCGTGCAAGGCGGCCAGGAGCAGGCGCTGTCAGCCGCCACGGTCACGAATCAGCGCTACCAGGCTGCCGTCGATCAGCTGTCGAACGCGCGATCGCCAGGCGAATACGACATCGTGCGCCGGCAGCTCGCGCAGGAAACCAAGGACGGCAAGCACCAGGATCACGAGCTTGCGTCAGTTCCGCTGACCTATGATGATTTCCAGAAACAGAAATCGGCGATCTCGAACGGCCTGGCCATGCAGCGCATGGCGATTGACGCGCGCAAGGCGCAAATGCAGCAGCTCGGCGGCGTGACGCCAATCCAGAAAACCGTCGACAAGGAAGGCAACGCGATCGGTCTGCACGCCACCGTGCAAAGCCAGATCCGCGACAACAATGGCGTGCCACTCGGCGGTGTCGAGCCGGTGACGGTCGGTGGCATCTACAACGGCAACCGGCTGCCCACCGGCTCGGCGGATATCAACGCCGCAGGCGACAAATGGGGCCTGCTCGACAAAGCCGAAACGAAGGACATCCGTGAGCGTGTCGAGCCGCACAAGGCCACGGTCGAGCGCGCCGCCGGCATCAACAAACTGAACGATATCGCGCAGCAGCCGGACTTTGGCAGCCAACCTTGGCTGCTCGGGCACGCGGTGGACCAGTTTGTCGAGATCAGCCGCAACGGCGTCGGCGGTAAGGGCTCGGCCACACCCGGCACGATCCACATCATGGAAAACCTGCGCGGCACGCTGCAGACCGCGAGCGACCGAGTGCAGAAGGAATGGGGCCGATTCGCCGAGTGGGCGGATAGCGGCAAAAAGGGCACCATGCCTTACCTGTCGCCCGAGACGATTACGGCGTTGCAGGGCGCAATCAAAACGCTGAAAGCCGGCTCCGATGCCGAGATCGCCGGCAGCGTTGGCGGCATCGCGCGCGACGTCGGGCGCCGCGGCGGCAGACTCGAGGACATGGGTTTCCAGCCCGGCGTTACCGACGCGATCAAGTCATATTGGCAGTCAGGCAACCAGGATCTGAAACAGGATCTTGCGAAGCGGCCCTCGATCGTCATGCACGGTCAGCGCATCGTGTTCGATCCTGGCGGCCCGGCGCCCCCGAGCGCGCAGGCTCCGGGAGGGTTTGACAAACCGCAGCAAGCTGGTACGGTTGCCCCCGCGTCAGCGACTCCCGCTAACAGCTCCCCAGCACCCAAGGCCGCTGGCGCCGCTCCAACCCCACCGCCGAACCTGCAGCCAGGCTCCGGCGGTGGGGGCCAGCCTTTCCAGATCGCCGGCGCGACGGTCAACGTCGCACTGCCGCCGGGGGCTTCGCCGAACTTCGTGCCCAACCTGCAGCGGATCGAAAGCGGCAACGAGAAAGAACCGTGGCGCGCGGGCGCCGGCGGGCTGTCGAGCGCGGGCGGTGCGTTCCAGTTCATCAAAGGCACTTGGGACGCCAACAAGCCCGAGGGTGCGCCCGACAAGGCGGCCAACGCCACGCCGCAACAGCAGGCCGAAGCGCTGGCCAACCTGACGGCCAAGAACGCCACGGATCTGAAGCGCAACGGCGTTCCGGTCAACGACACGAACCTCTACGTCGCGCACAACCTCGGCGCCGGCGGCGCAACGGCGCTGCTGCATGCTGATCCTGCTGCGGACGCGCGTTCGATCGTTGGCGAAGCTGCGGCCAAGAACAACCCGCTGTTTTTCCGCGGTAAGCCTACGGTTGCGACCGCGCTGGCCCGATACGCCGCGAACATGAACGGCAGCCTGGCGCCGGTAGGGGTGTCGACCCCACCCTCGATACCCGCGTCGACAGATCCGCGCGATGCGTTCGCCACACGCGTCAACCCGCAACCCATGACGCCCTCAAGTCCCGGCGTTCCAGGATCGGCGGCCGCGCCCGGTGCACCGACGCCGCCAATGTCGGAGGCGACGGCCAACCCGCAGGTGCCGCCCGTCAATCCTGGCTCGCAGGCATCCGAGCAGGCGCAGGCCGAGGGACTGAAGAACGGTATCGAGTTGGCGCCCGCGCTGATCCCAGGCGGCGGGCTCGTGGCTGGCGCTGCGCGCGTGGTGGCCTCGGGCGGTGCGAGCGCGGTCACCAAAGCGATGGAAGGCGGCACCAACTCGGAGATCACGCTCGCGGCTGCCGGCGGCGCGGCGGGCGGTGCGCTCGGTGAGGGCATCGGGCGGTTGATCGGCCGGGCGTTGCGCGGCAGCGCGGCCCGAGAGGTCGGCGCGGCAGCCGAGATCCTGGCCGACCCACACGCGACCGCGGCAACGCGGCGCCAAGCCATGCAAGTTGCGAGCCACTACGACCTGACCGAGCAACAGCTGGTCGCCATGCGCGACGCAGTGCAGGCCGGCGCATCCAAGGCTGAAGCGGCCATGCCCGGCGGCGCGGTGTCGGAAGCCACGGCATCTGCGCGGATTGCGCCAGCCATCGCGCAGGACTACCAGGCGGCCACGCACGGCTATGATGACGTGATCGAGGACGCGCTCGCCGCGGCGCCGAACGCGGCAGGCGTCAGGACCAGGATGACGCAGGCCGCCACTGCGGGCGGTATGGACGCAGATCCGACCGTGATGACCGCAGCGCGCCGGATGGACAGCATTACGGCGAACGCGAGCGGCCGCAATCCGATCCAGCAGTACGAGGCGATTCGCAACGTCACGTCGGACGTCAAGGCCGCCGCGCGCCGCGCCGACGGCATCACGGCCCGCGTACTCGGCGAGATCGCGCAGGTCGGCGACCGCGTGAAGGAGATTCACATTGTCAGCGCGCTGGGCACGCCCGAGGGGCCGCGAATGGTCAACTATGCGCGCGGCAGCGACGCCATGTGGCGCGACCTGAAAACCGTGGTGCAGGACAGCAACATGCTGCGCGCGGTCGGGCAAGGCAACGAGCGCACCAGTCTCGGGCGTGCGCTGCTGAACGTAGTCAAGATCGGCACGGCTGGCGAGGACGCGGCGCTTCAGGCCGTCACATCGCTGCGGCGAATCACGTCCAACGCTCCCGACCAGTTGCGCGCCGCGCAGGAACTCTACATGCGCGAGGCATTCGCAGGCGCGCGAGCCAAGAGCGATATCCAGGCCGCGGGGCGCGAGATCCTGGACGGCGAGTCGTCGAGCGTCGCGCGCGCGCTGCTATCACCTGACCAGTTGGCCGCCGTTCGCCGCACCGTCGAGAACGCGGGCCAGTACGCCACGCGCAGCAAGGGGGAAGTGGGTTTCGAAAGCGCGCTGATGGCCGGCGAAGCTGCGCACAGCGCGGGTCATATGGTCCCAGGTGCAGGCATGGTGTCGGCGGCCGTCAACCTGGTGCAGCTGCGCGACAACGTGAAGATGTTCTTGCGGTCGCTGCCGGCGAACTACAAAAGCCTGCTGCCGGTGCAGAACTTCACGGGCACGCCAGCGCGTATCGGTGCCGCCGCGGGAAGCCAGATAGCTGGTGCGCGCAAGGCGCCGGACGGCAACTATTACGTTCCCGATCCGCAGCGGCCGGGCAAGTATCTTAGGGTGAAGTGATGCCCGACTTCGAACCCGTCGACCACGACCCGTTCGCCGACGTTTCGGTGAACCCGGTTACGGGCGATCCATTCATTCCTGCCTTCGCGGCGCCGGTGCAAAATATCGTGTCCAGCGTAGCGCAGGGCGCGGTTCAGCAGAAGGCGACGCCCGGCGCTGTGATGCAACCGAATCCGTACCCGGAGGGGTCGGAAGAGGCATCGTGGTACAACGACCAGCGACAGAACGCCATCAACCAGTGGGGGCCGGGCCAGGCGTTCGGCATGATCGGCCAAGGCATGCCGCTTGCGACGCGTGGCGCTGCTGGCGTCGCGGGCGGAAAATTGGGCATCAAGGCAGGCGAGGACCTGCCAGGCATCAATTGGGACCGCGGCACCGTCTCTCGCGGCGAGCTACCGATCTATGGCGACAAGCAAGTGATTGACGTGCCCGTTGATGCGCTCGATCGCGCGTTCAAGGCGACCGACCCGCGCATGTACGTCGACAGTCCAAAGCCCGAAGTTGCCGAGTACGCTGCGTCAGGCAAGCCGATGTCGGTGCCCGAGGTCGACGCGGACAGCGGCAGGCTTGGCTTCACCAACGGCCGCAACCGATTCGCCGCGGCGCGCGACGCTGGAGAGGCTACTATCCCGGTAGCGACGGAGACGCCTGACGAACTGCGGGCGCTGCTGGCGAAACATGGCGGGGTTACGCTCGAACCCGTCGACCACGACCCTTTCACCGAATGATGTCGCTCTGGCCGCCCAAGCAACCGAGAACGCCGCGCGACGTGATGCTGGAACGGCTGCGCGACGGCGTGCCGCCTGAGCTCGCCACGCGCGCGGCTGGCGTCACCATGGATTCAATCAAGGACGACCCTGAATGCGACATGGCGCGCGCCGAGGGCGAAATCCGGCTGTTCGAAAGCGCGCGCGACCGCGGCGTGACCGGCGTTGTGCGCGCCGCGGCTAGGTACGAGACGGGCTCGTGGTCCCCCAAGGCGGAATCCAGTCAGGGGCCGACGCTGGAGGATCTGCTGCGGGATTGACAGCAGGCGGTTTGTCCATCCACGGCGCGCGGTTGTTGGCATTTCGCTTCAGAAACTCGGGAATGTCGGTCATGCCTGCAACGCCCACAAGATCACGCCCCACAGGGCGAAGTTGATAACCAACGCGACAGCGAAAGGCGAGATCCACTTCATCGCGCCACCCTCGCTTGGTGCATCGCAGCGGCCCTTGCTGACGATTCGCTGATCCCCTGCGCCGAATGCACGACGACCAGCAGCACGACGGACGCGAACGCAGCCAGCGTTAGGCCAACGAACACGCGCGCTGCGTTCATGCCGAACGTGAAGCCTATGAGTGCGGCGATCAGCGCCGCGCCGACCAGAAAATGCATTGTTCAGTCCTCCATTTGTACGCCTACAAACCGTACTGTTAGACATTTTCTGAGCCGAAATCAAACTCTATTGTGTCATACACTTTTAGTTGATAGCGTCACGCTCGAAACTGTGCACCACCGCCCATAGGAGGCTTTCCAGTGGTCAATATCGTCAACTACAGCACCACGAGCATTGGCGGGTTCCGGCACTATTCCGGCCTCCTGCCCGCGGTTCCGGGTGACGGCGCCTCACAGGCGCAAGCCTCCGTTCGCTATTTCCACGTTCCAGCCGCCAACGCCGTCGCGACCTACCGCGGCGACATCATGGTGGCCGCGCAGGCCGCGCCCAACGCGATCGGCACGCCAGGCGGCGCGGATCTGCCCTCGAACATCGCAGCGCCTGGTTCGCTCGTGATCGGCAACGGCGGCGGCTCCGGGCTCGGCAACCAGTCGATCGCGCCGAACGCGATTCGGTTCGTGGTTGGCGACACCACCAGCATCATCCTGGGCGTCGTGGTCGGCTTCGGCTTCACGCTCTACACCGCCAAGAACGGCTTCCAATACTCGCCGGCGTCGACCGAACAGTGGGTGGCCGTCGAGACCGACCCGCAGATTGAGATGTATATCACGGTCCCGACCGTGCCGGGCACCGCGTTCAACCTCAACCTGATGGGCGGCGCCACCGTCCAGGAAAACGCCGGCCAGCAGATTTCGCGCTTCGGCGTTTCGGGCCTGTCGCTCAGCGCGACATTCGCGACCACGAGCACGCTGCCGCTTCGCGTCCTCGGCTCGGGCGAGCAGATCGGCGACGACCCGACCGCCGCCGGTTTCGTGGCGAAGGTCATGTTCAACCAGAATCGGCACTACAAAGGCGGCGGCGTCCTCGTTCTCGACTAACCTGCCCAACCGACGAATCATCAGGAGCTACCTCTATGAAGAACTCCCTCTTTCGCCTGGTTCTGGCGCTGCTGCTGATCTCGGCGGCCAGCACGGCAGACGCGCAAGTCGTCACCAAGCAGCCCTTCTTCGCCCCGACAAACACATGGGTCGATCTGGCCAACGGCCCGATCGAAGTCATGCCGATCGAGGGCAGCGCGATCGTTTACACCTCGAGCGGCGGTGCCGGCGTCACCGGAACGTCCGCCGGCACCACCGCACTGACCTTGAGCGCCACGCCCGCAGTCGCGCCCTGCGTCGGATGCGTCATCACTTGCGCACCGACCAACACGGCAGCGTGCACCATCCCGGCCAACACGACCGTGACCGCGTTCAACGGCACCACCGGCGTGACGACATCGGCCAGCACGACCGTAACGGCCGCGTCGCTTACCTGGGGTGCTGCGTGCCCTGTCACCGGCACGTTCCCGCCCGCGCCAAGCGCCACCGGCAACACCTTGAGCGCTCCGCTCAACCTGCGCGCCGGCGTCGACCCGTTCGTCTCGGGCATTCCGCTTTACACGGCCGGGCGCGTCTGCCTTTACGGCGGCCAGCAGCAGGGCGGCACGGTCGTAACCTTCGCGATCGGCGCGCATTGATATGGCCGGCGTCGACTCAGCGAACCAGTTTCCGAACTCCGCGATGGCCCGTGCGATTCGCATGGGCCAGTCGCAGATGCGAACGGTAGATTCGCCAGGGCGCATCGTGCTGCCGGCGCAAGAAAACGTATCGATCGCGTCGGCAGTCGGGCTGACCATCCCTGCGCCGTCGCTGGCGAACAACTGGACGGTCGTAACCTATGCCGTCGTGACCGCCGTTGGCGGCCCGCTCTATGTCACCTACGACGGATCGACACCATCAATCACCAACTACGCGGTTACAGTCAGTTCCGGCCAGTCCCTGTCGATCCAAGGTTCGGCGGCTCTCGCTGCCGCGAAGTTGCAAGGCACCTCCATGTCGGTCAGCTACTGGAGCTAGTCGAATGAGAAAGTTTCTGGCGGCGGCCTTCACGCTATGCTTCGCGGGGGCCGCTTTCGCGCAAAACGGGCTGCCAGGCGGCACGGTCACCTCGATCGCATCGACCTGCGGCGTCTCCGGCGGCACGATTACCACGACGGGCACGCTTAAGGGCTCCGCGACGCCTAATGCTCAGGTTGGCACGTCCTACGCATTCCAAGATGGCGATTGTGGCAAGGTCGTCACGTTTACGAACGCGGCGGCGATTGCTGCCACGATCGCGCAAGCCGGCGGTGGCGGCAACTTCGTCTCTGGTTGGTTCGCGACGCTGATTAATGAGGGCGCGGGAACGGTCACCTTGACGCCCGCGACCTCGACAGTTGACGGCGCGGCCAGCATCACATTGACGACCAACCAGAGCGTCGACCTGTTTTCGGACGGGACGAACTACTTCACGGCGCGCGGACGTGGTAGTTCGGTAACTCCGGGCGGAAGTTCCGGCAATCTCCAGACGAATAACGGTAGCGGCGGCTTCGCTGGCATGCCGTCGATGACTGGTGACGTCACGCTCAACACTGGCACGGGCGCCTCGACACTCAAAAATACAGGACCTGGGGCGACAGGGCCGATTGGCTCGGCAACAGTAGTTCCGATTGTTACGATTGATGCCCAAGGCCGTATTACTGCGCTGACAAGCACCACCATCACGCAGCCCGCCGGTGCCAACCCAACGGCTACGGCAGGACCGACAGCAGTCAACGGCGTCGCAACGACATACATGCGATCAGATGCAGCGCCGGCCGTGCAGCAGGGATCAAGCTCGGTAAAAGGCGTCGTCCAGGTTGATAATACTTCTGTTACAGCATCTGCCGGCGTAATCGGAACGGCTGCGCATACTGGCGACTGCACAAGTTCGGCCGGCTCCCTCGCCCTTAAATGTCAGCCTCTGTACCCGCTCTATATCGCAAGCAATTGGTACAACGGCGGTGCTGACAGATTTACGTCGCAGGCTTCGTCATCGACAACCGGCGCAAATGTCGTCCGCTGCTATCCAGGGTATTTCTACGGCACTGCGACAGTGAGCACGCTTGGGGGGCGCGTCAATGCGACCTCTGGCAACGTGCAGCTTGCTGTCTACGCCAACGCGGCAGGGCGCCCAGATGGCGTTGCGTTAATGACAACTGGCAACATATCGGCGACGGTTGCCGGACCCGTCAGCGGCACCGTAAATAGCGCCACGCCAAAGCAGATCTCCGGCGTGCAGTTGGTATGGTGGTGCTCAAACGCTGACAATGCCACGGTTACTCTGTCAGGAGTCGGAGGCGGTAACTTCGAAATGGGGGCGCTGATGGGAAGCGCCACGCAGGGTAATATCCTTGCCGGCGGTCCCGCGACGGTCATCGGTGTGACATTCACATCAACGTTCGGAACGTGGCCGAACGCGACTGGTAAGACGTTCACTGAGGCCGCGACGACGACGATGCCAATCGTGCAGTTTTTAGTTTCGAGCATCCCATGATCAGAAGTGTTATCACCGCATTCATCATCGCTCTATTTGCGGCCGGCGGTGCTGAAGCTCGGCCAAGGGGCATTGTCGCGATCAACACGGGGTCATCGTTCAACGGTGGCGCGGTGCAAGTCAACTTTAACGATACTCAAGTTGACTTCGCTTGGCCGTTTACGAACTTCGTCAAGAATATGGCGACTTGGTCGCTCGTCAACAATCTTGGGTCGCCGTCGCCTGCGGACATTGATCTTTATGGATACCCTATTCCTGGGACCCCGACCATGGCGTCTTACGGGGGCGTCTACAACATTGTCCACATGCCAGCGGAGCTTTATGTAGTCGGCAACTGCATTCCAGCGCAGGCGTCGGGGTACTGCCTGTCGATGCGGGTTAACGGGAAAGGCACCGTACTCAACCCAGGCACGATAATCACGGGATCTGCGCCGGCCGCGAACATCACGACCGGATCGACGACTGTCCTAGGGTTCGCGGGGGTGGCGCAAGATTTCCGTGCTGGGATGGAAGTGCCGATTACGGGCGCGAGTGGCGTCGTCCAGGGCGCTAACGGCCCGCATCCTGGGAGCGGGTTATCTGCGGACGTGTTTACGGTTTGCACCGCCAACCTGACTACGACACAGATACAACTGTGCTTGAATGATCAGGTAACACCGCTGCAAAGCACGGGGACCGCCAGCACGGCGGCTACCGTCTCGTATGGCCGTGCAGCGGTAGGGGTTGCTACAAAGGGTCGGTTCGTAACGGTCGTCAATGGGAGCCCGGAACAGTTCAGCGTAGGCATTACTGCAACGGACGCGACTTCGCCCATCACTTATGCCAACGACATCGACGCCGGGCTAGTGATGGTGTTGCAAGGTTCGGAGGAAACCAGATATCAAAGCGGTTGCACCGATTGCATATTTGGCTCGCAATTCTTGAGCCGGCTCAAGGGCTCGAATGTCGGGATCTTACGCGCTCTAAATTCCGTTGGCAGCAGTAACGCAACCAACTTCAGCCGCGAAGCTGTGTGGGCTGATCACAAGCCCGTCTCTTACGTAAATTGGGCATCTGACTACGTCACGGCGCAGACGGCAGTAAATTCAGGGACGAAGATATTTGCCGGAACGACAACCAGCGTAGGGAACGATTATTCTGTTACGTTTGGTTCAGGTGCTCCCCCCGATAAGACGAGGTTGGTTGTCCAGTGGGATGCGCAAGCGGCTAGCACTAACAACTCAGGGAGTGGGGTCGCTGCTCAGGTTACGGCTACGTCTCATGGGCTAAGCGCAGGGGACCCGTTTAATTTTTTCTACACTTTTACCGGGGCCACAATCCCGACGTTCACCTCGACGTTTACCGGAACCGTGTCTGGCAACACTCTGACAGTTTCCGGTTCCAATGCCGCAATTCCATTTCCAGGTCGAGCCCAGTTTGGGTTTTCTGCTGGCGTCCAGGCAGGCACGACGACGGTAAGCGGTGCGTGCATCACGTCAGCTACGATAACCGCACAGCCGAGCGGGACACCAAACGGCGATGGTAACTATACGATCAGCGGCGGTGCGCAGACTGCCGGTCCTTGCACCATGACGGCGACGGGTGCGATCCCGACGAGCGGTCAGAACCAACCTGTCTATTTCGTCTCCAGTGTCATTGATGCTGATCATTTTACTTTCTCCCCAGCAAGCGGCGGCCCGACAGTTGCTACGACCAACAGCGGCGCAAATCTGTTGGTGCACAAGGTTGTCGTCAATTCGTCGGTCACGTTCGCAGGCGGCAACACCGCAACTATCAATTGGGCGAACCACGGTCTTAATATAGGCGATTGGGTCGGCTTCTACGCAAATTCCGGTGGCCTTCCAACGGTACAGGCTACTGGGGCATTTATCCTAAACAACCTGCTCTATTGCGTCGTTTCCACCCCGACGTCAGGAACAATCACTGTAGCATCAGCGTGCGGAGGAACCGCGCTGACGTTCTCGACCACAGGCGGCACGATCATCGCGTCTCGCGCTCCAACGCTCAACTATAATGGCACGGGCGCTGTTCCCATCATGTCGGCACTGTCGCAGCCGATCGCAACTGGGCAGGCATCAGCGCCCTATGCTCGACTGTTTGGCAAAGCTCAGCAGTTCTCAGTTCTTGTTTATGACAAGCTGGTCAATGCTTGGCTCAAGGTCGGTTCGGACGGAAGCACGGGAACATCAGCCTATATGACTGGAGGGTGGCCTCCTGAAATATTTGTCAGGCTTTGCTATGTAATCGGGGCGCAGCCGTGGTTCGTATCACCACCATACACGCTTGACGGTTATACCGATCCGACAACGCACGTTGGCGGTATCACAGACTACATGCCAAGCTTGATGACCTACATCAGGGACAATTATCAAAACACGATCGCCCCGTGGATGGTCCCGTATATCGAAGTGCACAATGAGCTATGGAACAATCCGTTCCCTGGGACGCAGGTTTCTTACGCCCACTCTGGGGCGTACAGCGAATCGGGACGGCCTGTCTATGCCGGTTGGAACCCAACCGGCAGCAGCGTGAACGCATACGCAGGCAAGGTTGCATCTGTTCTTGGGCAGGCCGCACAGAACGTATACGGCGGAACGCTCGGGCAGAAGTATCATATGATACTTGGGTTTCAAACGGCCAGCATGGCAAATACGTCGGGTTCGGCGTCCCCGAACGGACCTGCGGCTAATGCTGAGCGTATGACTTCATCCAACTATGTCGGCCAGACGGTTGCCGCGCAGTCTGGCTACGCTCTCGACCCCGCGAGTAAGTGGGTCTCCGATGTGGCGGGTACCGGATACGTTAACCCTGGGCAGTATACGACAGCAGACGAGACGGCAGAAGCCGCAACGTGGGCGGGCGGCGTTGTGGCCGGCTCTATCACGGCGGGGAATCCAGGAACCTTAAATATCACGACGTTCCGCATTGGAACAGTTGGCGTAGGCACGCAGATCAGCAGCGCAGGCGTTATTCCAGGCACCACGATCGCGGCTTGTCCTGGCGGCAATTGCTCAATAGCTGGAGCGTATACGCTTGACCGCGCCTACACGTCTCCGGTCGGGTCCAACGACTTCAGTACGTTTGCATCATCACCATCAGGCGCTCAAAATATTGCATTGCAGACCTATATTGATTCCATGAACTACACTGCGCAGTTTACGGGCTCTGTGTCAGGCACCACTACTCTGACGGTATCAAGCGTCACGTCTGGGAAAATCTATCCGTCAACAGCGGGAGCCGGTGCCGTTATTCGGTCAAACGGTTTTCCAGATTTGTTGCTATGGGGTGCGGCGGCTCCTTCCTTGGTTGCGATTAAGCAGCAATTGACTGGGACGCCGAACGGCGTCGGTACGTATCTCCTTAGCTCGGCAGTGACGGCCTCCGGAACCATGTATTCAACTCACCAATTTGGGATCATGGGGCTTGACCAAGTATATGCTAACATTTCGATCTATGCGAATACGTATACGAACCGGGATAGTAAGCACCCTGGGATACTACAGTACGAGGGCAGCTACACTCCGGACTACGCCGTTCAAGGCGTGAACGGCGGGCGAAGCCAAGTGGATCAATTCAGGTGGGCAGGGAAAAATGTGGCCAGCACGCCTTTGATGGCAAACGGCATCCTCGGTTATATCCAGCTCAACAACACGACGTTTAAAAACCGTGGCGGCCTCTACCCGTCTTTGTTCCAGTTCTCTGGAAGAAACCCAACCAATAACGACTGGTCGGCTCTCGAAGATATATACCAGCAGACGCAATCACCCATTTGGAACGGGTTTAATACATGGCATTGATCTCTGACCCGAAGACCAAATGCCCGGCGACCGGTTTCAAAAGCAAGTGCTCGACACTGGCCGCGTGCTGCCCGAAGTTCGTGACGATTCGGGGTCGAGATCCGCAAACCGGGGTTGAGACTGACCGATCGGGCTGTGTCGACAGCTTCCTGCCCATGCTGCTGATCGAGAATGCTCAGGTGTCGCGCCAGACAGGCGCGGCGGTCGAAACGCTTCGGAACGAAGTTGCAAAAGACCGCGTTGCATCCGAAGATGCTAGGCAACAGGCGTTGCATGCCTTAGGTGGTACGCAGCGCCGAATTTCAGGGTAACCTCGGATGGTTTACGATGACGCTAGAAACGCTCTACGGCTTCGTGAATGGACACGGGGTCGAAGGGGTCCTGCTCGTCTGGCTGTGGCTGGAGCGGGACGAGAGAGTTTCCTCACAGAGGGAACTGTCGAAAATATCGCAAGACACCGTGATGGCCCTGAACGGAATGCGGGGGCTGCTGGACCAAGCAGTGAGCCTTCTGCATGGTCATGGAAAACGACAATGAGCCCTTGGGTGCGGCTGCTCGAAAAGTTGGCCCGCGTCCCGCACCGCTGCGCGGACTCTGATCGCGTCCACGAAGCTGCAATCGAAATGGGGCACGCTGCAACCCGGCTCCGCGCCTGCCTGGAGCTTCAAGACCCGGTCGCGGCAACCGCGGTGTTCTTTCTCTCCGAAAAATAGGTGGCTTCGTGCAGAAAGTGCTCAACTATATCGCGGAGATCGCCAACGCAGATTCCGCGATCGTGGCGAACGTGTTCTGGTTGGTGCTGTTCGCCCACGTCGGCAGCGTCTACCGGCGCCTGCAGCAGTCGGACCCGGCCAACCCGGAGACGGTCAGCGTTGCTTACGCTGACGTGCTCCGCACCATGTTGCTCAACGGAATTGCGATGTGGGTTGAATGGTTCGGCGTGGTCATCACTCGCGACACAGTTTTTTACTGGCGGCGCTTCGGCGGGGTGTCCGGTGGTGCCGGCCCGATGACGCCGGCGCAAACCGGTGCGATGGTCGTCGGCGCGACCCTGATGATTATTGGGACAGTGTTCATGACCTATGTCTTGAGCCGTCGCACCCTCGGGCATTCGCCATGGGTGGCCTCGGTCGTGGCGGTCACCGTCACAACGTTCGTCTATCTGGCCTTCTTCCCTTGGACCGGGTGATGTGTTAGACCTGGAACTGCATCACGTCCGGGGCAGCTGGGAGACACGCACATGACCGTCAAGTCCGACCTGCAGGGCATTGTCGACAGCCTTGAGGCCCTTATGGTCAGGGCCGACGCGCTAGAGAACAAGCACCTGCGCGATATGCTGGATCTCGGCCGGGGCCGTCTGATCGACGCCGCCAAGCATCCCGACATCGAGCTGATCGAGAAGGACGCGCCGCCCGAGCCGGGCAAGAATCCCGGCTTCGCGCACCCTGACGACGTTAGCCTCAATCCGGACGGCACGCTGCAGCAGGCGCCAAACGTCGTTGGCCGCGCGGACGTGCGTAAGGAGTAGCCCTGCGTGAGCAAAGGCCTGCCCAGCAAAGCGAAGGTTGGCGTACCGGGCCGGTACGTCAATATCAGCCCTGACACCTATTTCATCGCCAAGCGGATGGAAATGGTGGGCAGGCTTCGCCCTGGGCAGGCCTTGATGCTTGCGGCCACGTTGCCGAACAAGGCGCCGAAGAAAGGTAAGAAGGCATGACCAGTTTCAAGGGCCGTACCGCGTTCATGAAGGACGGCAAGGGTAAGGACACCAAGTACGGCGGTCGGTCCGCGTTGGGCAAGAAGATGGGCAACGTCGACAAGGCGGCCGACATCGACGACAGCAACCGCCGCGTCGCCAAGTCCCGCGTAGGCGATGGCGGGGGTTGCTCGACTGTGTTCCACTCGCGGTTTGGAAAGTAGATGTTCTACCGGCCGGGCGGCAGCGCAGGGCGGATCAACGCGCAGTACGATCAGGTCTACACGGACCAGATCGGCGGTGCGACCGCGTGGCTGCCGATCAACGAGGGCTTCAAGATCGCGGTCAATATTGCTCGCGCCTCGATCGTGTTCGGCAACTCGGCGGCCAGCGCCGTGACGCCATCGCCGATCGCGCCCGAGGTCCAGGTGTTGATGGAGCGCAAGATGTTCGGCGGCGACCCGGATGCCGCTGCGATCGCGGTCAACCAGTGGCAGAACGAGGTCATCGCGACGACAGTCAAGGCGCAGGCCATGGGCTGGGTGCGGCTCCGCGTTGTGAACATCAACAACAGCGACGGGACCGGCGTGCTGCTGGCGCTGCAGATCAGCAAGAACGGCGACGCCAATGTCGGGGTTTGAGACCGGGGCGCGCGTCAAGCAGTTCGGCTCAATCTTGCGCGGCTTCGGGCCGCCGGTGCCGCAGGCCGGCGTTGTCGGGGACCTCTACGTCGACACGCAGACCTGGCAGCTTTTCAATAAGCGATTCGCCGAAGCGGGCGTCGACCCGTGGGGGCACTACCTGTTCATCGTCCCGCCGACCTACCGCACGACCCTGAAATGGTTCAGCGCCTACCCGCCCGGTGACGACATTGGCGTGAACGGCGATTATTGCCTGGCGTGGGCAGGCTGGGCCAATTACGGCCTGCAGCCCTCAATTTACGGCCCGAAGGCGCTCGGCACCTGGCCCGAAAACGGCAACGGCCCCAACACCACGATCGCGGCGCTCGGTGCCGGCACGGTGTTGCCGGTCGGCCTGCTGGACGAAGGCAGCGCCATTACCTACTCGACGTCGTCGCAGTTGATCGTCGTTGGCCTGCTCGACGAATATATTCTGGCTGTCCCGGCGACCGCGAACGCTGGCGACCCGGTGTCGCAGCTCGGCTTGCAGTCGGGGCCGGCGCTCGTGCCCGTCACCCTCAACCCGCTTTACACCGCAACGGACGAGATAATCCTCAGCGGCAGCGCCGGTACAGCTCGGCTTCCAGCCGCCGCCGCGACGGTCGTCATCGCGGTGTCGGATCTTGAGGTCGGCATCGATTCGGCGTCGGCGCCAACCTCGGTCACGCTGCCGAGCGTCGCTGCGTGGGCCGCGGCCAACCCGAGCAGCCTGGAATTGACCGTGTTCGATTACACCGGCCACGCGCTCGCGAACAACATCACGCCGACGCTGAACGGGACCGACGTGTTCACGCAGGGCGTCGTGCCCGTGATCTTGAACAACTACGGCGAGTTCAAGCTGCGTCCGATCATCACCGGCGGCGTCAACCAGTGGTTTGTGAGGGCCGTCGGATGAGACTGATTGCGGCAGTACTGCTGACCTTTTTCTCGAACGTGGCGTTCGCGCAGTCGGGCCTCATTCCGCAGAACTCGGTCGTGGCGGGGCCGACGGCCGGCGGCCAGGGCTTTCCGCGCGCCAGGTCGCTCACGGCCGCGGATCTGCCGTTTCTCGGCACTGGTGTGGGGGCCGCACTCGGCACAGCCGTAGGCTCGGCGGGGTCGGTCGTCCTCAATGGCGGCGCGCTCGGTACGCCTTCGTCAGGCGTCGGAACGAACCTCACCGCGCTAAATGCATCCAACCTCGCGAGCGGCACCGTGCCAACTGCGCAGCTGCCCGCCGGCCAGTACCCGGGTACGGCGACGAACGACAACGCCTGCACGACATGTGCCGGGGCATTCCTTTCGTCGAACGTCATCGTCGCTTCGGCGGTGTCGCTCACGACCGCGACGCCCAAGGACATCACCACGCTGACCTTGACCGCGGGCGATTGGGACGTGTCGGGCATGTGCGAGACGCAGCCGACCGGCGGCGCCGTCGTGACCGGGTTCATATGCGCGATCGGGCCGACGCTGAACACGCTCAACACGACGGTGTCGGACAGCAGCGCTTTCAGCCTGGACAGCTCGACGCAGGCCGCGAGTGCGAACCTGTCGCTCACGACGGACACGGCCCGCATTTCCTTGGCCGGATCTGCGACGTACCACCTCGTGGCGCAGGCGACGTTTGCGAGCGGCACGGTGGGCGGGTTTGGCAAGATCAGAGCGCGGCGGATGCGATGAGCGGCTTCGGTTCCATCGCGCGCGTCAAGCAGTTCGGCGCAATCCTGCGCGGGCTTGGCCCCCCTGTGCCGCAAGCTGGCGTGGTCGGGGATCTGTATATTGATGGGCAGACGTTCCAGCTTTTCAACAAGCGATTCGGAGCCGCCGGGCCGGACCCCTGGGGCCGCTATCTGTTCGTGGTGCCGCCCACCTACCAGATAGCTTTGAAGTGGTTCACGGCATCCGCACCGGCGAAGGATCTCGGCGTGAACGGCGATTACTGCCTGCTGTGGGGCGGCTACCCAAACTACGGCCTGCAGCCCTCAATCTTCGGGCCTAAAGCCGCCGGCGCGTGGCCGGGGTCTGCAACGCCGGTCGCCGTGACGCTGAATCCTCTCTACACCGGAGAGGACGTGCATGGCATATAGCCCGACTACAGACTTCGTCGGACTTTGGCGCGCGAGCGGCGGTAACGTTTCGAAGCTCGAAATGCCGGGCCTGGATTTCGTCGTCGCGGCTCTCGGCCGCGCGGGGCTGATCACGGTCACCGCATCGGCGACCGCGCCAGTCGCCAACCAGGCGACCACAGCGTGGCTGCACACGGCGTCGCCGAGTTCGAGCGCCGAAGGTGCGCTGAACCTCTGGAACGCGTCCGCGAGCGCCTACGCGCCCGCCACACCCCCACTGTTCCTGGCCTTCCTGGACGCGTGCACGGGCGCCAACGGGGTGTCGTGGTGGACGTCCACCGGCGGTCCGCCGTTGAACACCGTGGGCCTGAATGGAGACTTCGCCGTCCGGCTCGACCAACCAGGCGGCATCTACGGGCCGAAGGTCGCGGGCGCGTGGCCCGCAACGCCGCTGCCCGGCACAACGACGGCCTTCATCAGTGCGGATCTCGACGCAGCATTCGGCGCGGCTACCGGCGAAATGCTGTTCCGCGGCATCTCGCTATGGCAGGGGCTCCCGATCGGCGCTGCGGACACGATCCTGTCGCCGGTGTCTGGCGTTCCCGCCTGGCGAACGCTGAACGTGCTGCTTGACGAGATCTTTGGGACGACACGCGGCTCTATTCTGTCGCGTGGTGCGTCCGCGTGGGCCGGCATCCCGCCAGGGGCAGCGGGCACCGTGATCAAGTCCAACGGCCCTGGCGCCGACCCATCCTATGCGGTGCCTGAGTTTGCCAGCGGCACTTCGATGCTGTTCTATCAGGCGACAGCCCCGACCGGATGGACCAAGCGAACGGACACCAACGACATCGGCCTGCGCCTGACAGGCGGCGGAACCGGCGGCACGATCAGCGGCAGTGTGGCCTTTTCGACGGTGTTCGGGCAGACAGCTACGGGCGGCACCGCGATTAGCGTTGCGCAGATGCCGGCGCATCACCACACGACAACAGCGGATGGGCTGCCGGTCGAATACGCCGGCGCCGGCAGTTCAGGCGTCACTTCCGCGGGCGTAGCGCAGCCGACGCAAACATCGGTTTTCAGCATGGCCGACAACGGCGGCGGATTGCCGCACACGCACTCCATCAACATGCAGCTCACGTATGCGGACGTGATTGTTTGCGTGAAGAACTGAGGATGCAATGAGCTACGCACCCACGACCGATTTTATTGCGCTGTTGCGACTCACGGCCAACGGCGTCCGGAACGAACGCATGCCGGGGCTCGACTACGTCGTCTCTGCGCTCGCGCGGGCCGGGCTGCTCAACATTTCGGTCAGCCAGACTGCGCCCGTTACGAACCAAGCGGCGACCGCATGGTTTCGTCCTGCGGTACCAACGTGGACCGCGGAGGGTATACTCTACCTCTGGAACGCCACGACGTCAGCTTACGAGGTTGCCACGCCCGCGTTGTGGACCGCATTTCTGGTGGGCGCGTCGTCGGGCTATCTGTTTCAATCGGTGGCGTCTGGCTCTGCCACGATTAACCCCGGCGTATCGTTGCTGGCTATCCAACGCGTCAGCCCGACTGCAACGGCGTTGCTGCTGCCCAACCTCGGCGCGCAGTGGAATTCGGGCCGCGAGCTCCGGATCGTCGATTTCTCGACGGCCCTCACCGTGCACACCACCACGCTGACGACTCCTGATGGTTCCACCATCATGCAAAAAACATCATGGAGTCTGCGATCAACTCCCGACAGCCTTGCAGGCGTCATGTTGACGCCGTCCCCAAATCTCAACTCGTGGGTCATCACGCCATGAAGAAGCTGCTTGTTGCTTTTGCCGCGCTGCTGCTCGCGGCGCCCGCTGCTGCTCAGTGGCAGACGCCGAATCACTCTATCCCGATCGGCCAAGGCGGCGGCGTTACGGGTTTCAACAGCGTAGGCCCCGCGGCGGCAGACCTGCCGCTTGTCGGCAACGGCGCGAGCGCAGACCCGTCGTTTCGTGTGCTACCCAACGCAGGGCTCGCAAACCCGACTGTTTCGGTGAACGGCGTAACGTGCGTGTTGGGTTCGTCGTGCATCCCTGGTTTCATGAATTCGTTCACCGTCAGCCACGCAATCGCGCCTGCGGATTGCGGCGGCATCGTCCAGATGGGGTCGGGCGCGCAAACGGGATTGACACTGACGCTGCCGGCCAGCCCCCTGAGCAACGGCTTTACGGGTCCGTGCCCGGTGACGATAATTGGGCAGGCGTCCCGCGCAATCATACTCTCTGGCTTCTCCGGGTTGGCGCTTACATCCCCGAACATGCTGTGGCCAACGAAGTCGTTTTCAGTGGCGATCAACAGTGCGGGCGCATGGGCACTGACCGCTCCGGACGGCCGCTACCGCCCACTCGGGACGTTGACGCTTACGGTCGACACCAGCGGCAGTGACGCCGCGGGAGACGGTCTCGGGGTTGGCGGCGCAACGTCGTTCCGCAATATCCAGACCTGCATGAACGCGATTTCGAATTTTTTCGATTTCACGGCCACCGGCAGTCAGCCGACGTGCGGGCCGACAGTGGGGCAGACGTTTACGGAAGCGTTGACGTGGGCGTGGCCCCCGGTAGGGACCAACACGCTGAACCTCGCGGGGCAAGGCGGCGCATTCATCCTGCGATCGCCGAGCGCGGCGCCGGCGCTGTTCGCCGGTAACGGCGCCAACATTCAGCTTACCAACATCACGATCACAGGAACGGGGGCTGGTTGCGGCACTGGGTGTATTCACGTCAGCATGCACAACGCCAGCGTCGTAGAGCCACTGGCGGGCGTGACTTGCGACAACACAGGCGCCGGCGGTGCTTGTTTCAAGACCGACATCAACACCGCGGGCGGCGCCCGCCTGAACATCGACAACGGGCTCACCGTGTCGGGCACTGTCGGTACCATCGTGGATCTCAACGGCGGATCCTCGATGATATGGAATTCGACGCTTGTCGCTTCGGGCCTGACGCTGGCCCAAGTGTTCGCCGGTCGAGGCGCGGGTACGAATCTGGTGCTCCAGGGCAACTTCGGCGTCTCCGGTAGCTTCGGCACCGCGAGGCAGTGGGCGATCCTGAATAACGCCACGCTGTGCAACGTCAGCGGCGTGGCCGTCCCCGGCAGCACCGCAGGAATCGCTTCCGGTGCCGGCTTTGCGGCGGGTGTGATCGTCAACAGCGGGACGTCCGCCAGCGCCTGCTGAAGGCTTGCCCTCGGCCCCCGTGTCAGGTATGACAGTCTGACACGGAGGCTGCCTCATGGAACCGGCATCGATTCGCTTCAAGAACCCCGGCGCGATGTGGGGCAACGCGCTGGCCCGGAAATGGGGCGCGGAAGCGAAGGCCGTTGTTCTGCATGACGGACTCGGACAGGGCAACAATATTGCCGTGTTCCCGACCTACGTCGCCGGGATCTGCGCGCAGCTAGATCTCTGGCGCACCTCCAAGAACTATCACAACAAGCGGTTTGAAGACGCGATTCGGATCTGGTCGGGCGGCAACTATGCCAGCTCCTATGTCCAGTTCGTCACCTCGCGCGTGCCCGGCATGACCGCAGATACGGTCATGAATGACGCGTTTCTCGGCGGCCCGTCCAGTATCGAGTTCCTGAAAGCGCAGGCGTGGCGCGAAGCCGGCAAGAAGTACCCCGCACCCGATTCGGACTTCCAGGAGGCGCATCGCCGCGTGTTCGACCGCGCCGCCGTCGCGCAGCCGATGCCCGTTCCAGAGCCCGCCCTGCCCGCGCGCGACACCGCGTGGCTGCAGCGCAGCTTGAACACGTTGGGTGCCGCACCGCCGCTCGTGGTTGACGGGATCGTGGGGCCGAAGCTCCGCGGCGCAATTCAAGGCTATCAACAGCAGCACGGCCTTGACGTCGACGGTCTCATCGGCCCGGCGACGCTGCGACAGATCGACATCGATCTGGCCGCGCTCAAGCCAACGCCCGCGCCACCGATCGCCAAGGTTGCGGCGCCCGGCCCCGACTTCTTCGAATATCTCAAAGGTTTCTTCTTCAAGACGAAAGGGTAAGCACCCATGACCAATCTGACCGTTCTTGGTGACATCTGCCTCGGGCTCGGCTCCTACGCTCTCGGTGCGTGGACGTGGCCCTACATCCACAAGGCGGCTCTTGGCGCCGAGGCTTACGCCGCCAAGCTGCGCGCGAAGGCCGCCGCGATCACGACGGCGGCGAGGAGCTGACATGGACTGGTCGGCGGTAGGCAAGCTTGTCGGGCCGATGGCCCCCACGATCGGCGGATTGCTGGGCGGTCTTATCCCGTTCCCCGGCGGCGCCGTGCTGGGTAAGGTCGCGGGCAGCGTGATTGCCGAGGCGCTGGGCGTCGCGCCGACGCCGGAAGCGGTCAGCAACGCCGTCACGACCGGCGACCCGACCGCGGTCCAGGCCAAGCTAACCGAGGCTGAAGCCAGGATGCAGGCCGAGGTCGAGAACTTCAAGACGCAACTCGCTGACGTCCAAGATGCGCGCGCAACGACCGTCAAATACGTTCAGGCCGGTTCGAACCTGTCGCTTGGCGCGGTCGTCGTCTCGATTGCGGTCTTGGTGGGGTTCATAGGGCTGTCGTTTTTGGCGATGAAGCCCGACACGGCCGGCGTCGACAAAAGCGTGACGCTGTACCTGCTCGGCGCATGGCAGAGTCTGGCCACGGCAGCCATCACTTTCTGGATCGGTAGTTCGTCGGGTTCGGCGGCGAAGTCGGACCAGATCGCTGCGCTTACGCAGGCAGCTGCGATGCCGGCGCGGCCGGTGAAAAAATGAAGGTGCTCGCGATATGCGGCGCAATTTTGGTCTTACCCCTCTGCGCACTGTTCGGCCTGTGGGTGTGGGTGGGGCACCTGCTCGACAAACGAGGCCAAAGGGCTACCAGACGATGAAAACGCTGCTCATTGTTATGACCACGGTCGCCGTTGTGTGGTCGTTGCTGGTTCTCGCCTTCAACGCTTTGCGTGCCGGCACCACTGATTTCGTAGGCGGCTGGACCATCGGGCTCGTGTGGGCGGTCGTCGGCGCCGTGGACGTGGCGTTGTATTTTGGATGACAATGCCGTGGGACGCCCCCGCGAAGCCTTCGCGGGATGAACTGCGCAACATGCTGCGGGACTTCGATACCTACCGCAGCAAGTTCCTGCGCATCCGGCCGCGCGCCGGCGGCGAGCGCATTCCGTTCGTGCTCAACCACGCACAGCAGCGGCTCCACGCGTCGCTGGAGGAGGAGCGCAAGACCTTCGGCCGGGTTCGCGCGCTGATCCCCAAGGCCCGCCGGATGGGCGTCAGCACCTACGTAGGCGGCCGGTTCTTCCACCGTGTCGGAACCGAGTTCGGGCGCCGCGCGCAGGTCGTGGCGCACCGCGGCGACTCGGCGGCCAACCTGCACCGGGAGATCAAGGAATTCGCCACGTCGCTGCCGCAGGCTGTGCGGCCGTCGATCGGTGCCACGAACAGTTATGAGCTGATCTTCGATAAGCTGAAGTCGCTTTATAAGGTCGCGTCGGCCGAGGGCGGCGACATCGGCCGATCGGACGACTTCCACCTTCTGCACCTCTCCGAAGCGGCGTTTTTCGACAACACCGAGGATCTATCGTCCGGCCTGCTGCAGACTGTTCAGGACGAGCCGGGCACCGAAATCATTGAGGAGAGCACCGGCAACGGCCAGTCGGGTATGTTCTTCAGCCAGTGCGAGCAGGCCTACCGCGAGCACAACAAGGGGCCGTGGCGGCTGCACTTTCTGCCCTGGACCTTCATGCCCGAGTACCGGAGCGAATGCCCGGCAGGGTGGAAAGCCCCGCAGGAGTTCGAGGAATACGGCCGCCTGCACAGTCTCGACCGCGAGCAGCTGCGTTTTTTCTGGACCAAAAATTACACTATCGCGGTCATGAACGGCGGGCAGCCCGAGAAGATTCACCATCTCGCGCGCCAGGAATACCCGGCCATGTATAGCGAATGCTTCATGGCCGATTCGACGCTCGACTTCTTCCTGCCGTCTTTGGTCACAGCCGCGATGACCAAGCAGCCGGCGCCGTCAGCCGGCGCGCTGAAGCTGCTTTGCGTCGATCCGGCCGGCGACGGCCAGGACAAGCCGTTCGTTTGCGACCGGCAGGGCTCGGCGATCGGCGCCCGGGTGTGGGGCGAGCTGGCGTCTCGAGACGCGAACGTGGCGTCCGACTGGCTGGTCGCCACGTTCCGGCGCTTCGATATGGACGCGATCCTGATGGACAACACCGGCGGTTTCGGGCGCGACCTGGTCGCGGGCTGCCGGCTGCGCATGCGATCGTTGGGACCTGAGAAGGTCGTTCCGGTCGTCTTCAGCTCCGGAGCGCGCAACCAGATCCAGTACGGCAACCGGCGCGCGGAGCTCCACGACAAGCTGCAGCAGTGGCTCCAGGGCGACGTCAGCATCCCGAACGACAAGATGCTGCAAGAGGAGATGGCGGCCTACAAGTGGGGTGCAGGCGGCTGCCACCGCGACGAAAAAGGCCGCCTATTCATGACGCCCAAGGAGAAGATCCGCGCCACATTCAGCCCTGCTCGGTCTCCGGACCGGCTGGACGTGGCGGCGATATCGATGGCTGTTGAGGCGTAGAGACGCGGATTATGTTGTCGTCGTCTATCTTGCACCAGCACCCGCTACGCAGGAGGTCCATCGCGGCCCAGCGATCGCCGTCCTCTATCGGGTCTTCTGAGGTAAGGTAAACCTCGCCGATCCTGACCGAGTATCTCATCTTTCAGCCCTCCAGTTGACATGTACGGCCTCGATCAGTACAGTACGGCGCATGACAACGCAAGAGGACGGCATGACCGAACTGCGCACAGAACGAATCGACGTGCGGGGCCTCACCCCGAGCGAAAAGATGAAGCTGCTGAAGGAGGCGAAGAAGTCGGGCGCGTCGGTGTCAGCTATCGTGCTTGCGCTGGTCGCGAAGACGAAGTTCCCCAACCCGCATCCGAAGCCGCGCGCCGAGGGGCCGCGCACGGAGCGCGTCGACATCCGGCTGACGAAAGCCGAGAAAGATCGACTGACGAAGACCGCCAGAGAGCTGCGGCGGTCCGCGTCCAGCCTGGCGCAGGAGGCGATCGAGAGCCTTTAGACCCGAATGCGGAAGCCGGCGCCGCTGAAGTCCCCCTTGGTGCCGTCCTTCGCGTCGACGTTCGACGTGTAGCGGCCCTGGAGTTCCTTATTCGCCGGGTCCATACCCGCGTAGGTGCTTTGCAGTTGCTTGCGGTACTCCTTCGCGATGTGGGCCGTGACGGCCTTCGGGCGGGACATCAGGATCGGCCGGTACGCCTTGCCGACCTTGTCGGTCCCGGCCACGAGGTCATTGAATAGCATAGTCAGGTTCGCGTCCGTGACTTCGCGCCACCCCTTGTTGTGGGCGTCGGCCATCTCCTGCGGGATCGAATTGATAATCCGGAAATCCCATTCCGGATAGTCCTCGCGCTTCGGTACGAACAGCTTCAGCGGTCGATCGAGCGTCAGCCCTGCGATGATGCTGTAGATGTCCTGCGCTTCCGAGAACGGCGACCCCGACGCCTTCATGGCGTCGCCAGGGCCGGGCGCTTCGGGAATCTCGCCGGGCGGGTTCGGAATCAGGTTCGGCGTCAGGCCGGGGAAAAGATTCGACATCACTCGGGTTCCTTGAATAGCACCGCGCGAACAGCGGCGTCTTTCGCTTCAAGAAGCTTGCGCAACGCGACAGTGCGCTCGGGGTTACGCGGTAGCGTGTCGACGATGGTCTGCGCCATAACGCCGAAAGGCTGGCTTACCTGCTGCAAGAACGGCGGCAGGTGGCTGTAGGCGAAAAATTGAAGAATAGGTTCCATCACTTCTTTCCTTTCGCGCGCAGGTGCGCCGCATAGTGGCTTTCAAGGGCGCGCTTCTCAAAGTCGGCGCGGCCCTTCTCGGTCTTTGGCGCGAACTTGTCGGCCGAACGCTTGATCTCCGCGCGCACGTCGTTTGGCGCATCGGAAAGCTTCGTCCAGGGGCCCGAGCGCGCGGCGCGCGGCGGCCCGAGGTCATCAGCCGGCGCGTCGGTCTTGCGCGGCTTTTTCACCGGCGGCGGTGCATCATCGTCCTCGTTTTCTTCCTCACCCTCCGGATCGGGGTCTTTCGGCGGGGGGAACTCGGCGTCTACGGCCTTGATGATGGCTTCGGCGAACGCCTCCGCAGTGGCAAACTTCTTCGGGTTCATGGTCTTGCCGAAGTCGACGACCGCCTTCGATTTCTTCGGATCGACGCCGTACCAGTCGGCTTTAGCCTCGACTGCCGCGGTGATGTCGTCGTTGGTGAACGCGGGCGCCTTGGGTGCCGTCTGCACGGCGAATTGTGCAATCTTGCCGGTTACTTCGCGCACGGCCGCGATATCGCCGGCTGTCGTCGCGGCGTCGAGCTGGGCATTCAGTCCGGCCAGCGCCTGTTCGCGGATCATGACGTTCAAATCAGCGGCCATGGCTCAGACTACTTTCCTGTTGGTGAAGTTGAAATCGACCTTGGGCCTCGCCGGTTCGGGCGTTGTGCCGTCGTCGGCCTCCCACAGCAGCGTCGCCGGGTCCGGCATCTTGTCGGACGGCAGTACGGCGATGATGTCCTGGAAGCTGGACATATAGCGCCAACCGCTCGTCACCGCGATCTGACCGGCCTGCACCATCGTGCCGGCGTAGGGGCGGAACTCCACCCAATCGCCGATTTTGACGTCCTGCTTCTGCAAGCCGTCTGCATCTTTGTAAGTAAATGCGAGCGGCCCCATGGCAACGACGCGCCCGGCCATAACGTTGTGCACCATCAAGTCGCGCGTCATGTCCGGCGTCAGGATGCCGCCGGCGCTCTGTTTCGGCGGGAACGGAATGCGGATCAACACCATGTCTCGCGTGGGCTGCGCGAACTCGTGCGGGATATCGAAGCCGTAAAGACCGACGCTGCTCAAGGTTTGCTCTCCTTCAAGACGTTTTCCAAAACTTCGCGAAGCTTGTCGACCGGCCCTGTCAGCAGCGCGTCGAGCTCATGAAATGCCGCCGCCTTGGCCTGCGTCAGGGAGTCCACCGGGTGCCCCGCCAGGAAGGCCCGGACTGCCGCCGCCCGGCGGTTGCGAAGGTGGCCCACCAAGAGCCGGGTTTCCGGACTGTTGACCCATTCCGTCAGCGCCGCTTCCTGCATTTCCTGATTCCTGCATCAACTGCTGAACGGTCTGCTCCAACTGCGCCATGGTCAGCAGCGCCATTTGATTGTTCTGCATGCCGCCGGCCGCCTCGACCATATTCTTAAGCGCCTGCGTAAGCTGCACGGCGACGGCGCCCGTGACCTTAATTTTCTCGTTCTGCTGTTTCTGCAGCCCAATGTAACCCTGCATCTTCTCCCACGGAGTCGCCTGTGGCGGCTGCGGCGGGGCGACCAGCTTTTCGGGGTTCGGCAGCCGCAGCGTTTGGCACAGCCGCAGCCGAACTTCCTGGGGGTTCATACCCGGATCCTTGGCCAGCTCCATATAGACGCCGGCGAGCGCTGATCGGTGCATTTCGGTCGCGAGCTGCGGATCTGCCGTGACCGCGACGCCTTCGGCGTCGTTCGCTGACAGCCCTTGCGGCAGCATGCCATAGGCGTCGGCCATCATCGCGAACATGCGGAATTCCTGCGTCATCGACGCGACGAGCCGGCGGTGAACGGCGCTTTGCACCTGCGTGCCGTTGTCGATCAGGCCTTTGGCCAGCGTGGCTGTCATCGACGCCGGCGCGTTCTCCAGCAGGTTCAGCGACCCGCTTAGCCGATCGGCCAGCGTGATAAGCTTGTCGAGAACTGACACAGATCCGGCCGACACTGTTTTGGCCGGGAACATCGACAGCTGATCTGTGATCTTGCCGCCATCCATCGGGATGACAGTGATTCGGTTCTCCTGAAGTTCGATCTTGTCCGGCATCCCGACGCCGCCACCGCCGTAGACGCCGCCGTTTGCGGCCTCGTTTTTGGCCGTGTTGATGATGGCCGCAAGCATCTGGTCGGCCGAGTTTTCAGCACGCGATAGCAGCCTACCGAAACCCATTGGAAAGAAGCCGCCCTTCGGGTCCGGCAAAAATCGGTATGGGTAGAAGCGGCGAATCGGATTGAAAAATAACGCCTCGGCCGTATCGGTGATTGTCTTTTTGGACCACCGCGGCACGATCTTGACGATGTCCATCTGATCGTCGCGCGAGATGACCAGCGTCCAGGGTTCTTCGGCTTCGTCGCCGTCGAGGTCCAGCCACATGTCGACTTCGAAGAAGCGTTTTGGTGCCTGCGTATCCGGTCCGTCGAATCTCGGGTCGTAGTCTATCCAATGGCCGCGCTTGATCGAGCGCATGATCTCATAGGGGTAGCGTTCAAACTCGTGCGTGACGCGCGGCGCGCGCTCGATTGAGCTGATGTTGTCGTTGACGATGACGCGGTTGCGGCCGACCGACGGCACGAAGTGCGTGTGAAACAGCTTGTCCACGTCGTCAAAGGTGCGCTTGCGCCAGCCCAGGCCGGTGACGGACATGTGAACGATGAGCGGGTCGGTGTCGAGCGTCCAGTTTGGATCTTTGGTGCGCAGCTGCGCGGAAATCCATTCCGCCAGTGCTTCGCCGCCCGGTTCACTTGCCCGCGCCAGGTCGGGCTCGCCCAGCAGCGCATCGGTCGCACGGGCTGAGAACTGCACCACGGCGGATAGCGTTAGCTCAGTTGACGGTGGCGCATCTTCGCCGGACCCGGCGGCTTCGCTGCTGCCGACGTGCTGCGCGGCGCGCTCGGCCTCCAGCGCGTCGAGGTAGCCCTGAGCTTTTCCAGCCCACGGCTTCATGCTGATGTCGTCAATCTGGACCAGCTCGCAAATGTCGCTGGCCAGCCCGCGGCGCACGTCTTCGTCGAGCTTTTTGGCGAGGTTGCCAAATTTCTCGGGGTTCTTGAGATCGAGTTTCAGCTCGGGAAGGTCGCGCATGCAGCCTCTGTATGACAAGAATGTAAGACAGTCAAGAGCTTAAGACTACCACAATTTGACGGGAACCGCACGTTTGTGCTAATCCGTAAGACAGCCTGACGCAAACCCCGGCCATAGGAGACTTAGATTGCAGGTCATCGATAGATCGCTCCAGAGTTCCCAATACTGGCCTGGATTGTTTGCCCTTTTCGGCATGGACTATGAACGCCTTCCGAAAGTCTACACGCAGTTTTTCGACACGAAATCGTCGGAAAAGGCTTTCGAAGAGTTCATGACCGAGCGCGCGGGCCTTGGCCTTTCCGTCATGCAGCCCGAGTTGACGCCGGTGCAATTCGACGCCCCGAACGAGGGCTATCGCACGCAGGTGACGCATGCATCCTACGGCCTCGCCGTGGCGATCTCGCGCGAAGCCAAGGACGACAATCTCTACGAGGACGTCGCCTCGCGGATGATGAAGGAAATGGCGTTCAGCGCCAACCAAACGCAGGAATATATCGCTCACGCGCCGCTGAACGTCGCCGGCGATGCAGTCAACGGGTTGCGCGCCGATGGCGTGCCGCTGATCTCTCCGTCACACGCCACCGCGTCAGGGTTGCAGTCCAACCAGCTCGTGTCGGCCAACGTTTCGGAACTCGCGTTCGAGAACGCCGTGATTCAGATCAGCTACGCGCGCAACGGCCGCGGTTTCATCATTAACCTGCAGCCCAAGCGTGTCATTCTCTCCCCGGAGAGCGGCCCCGAGACCCGACGAATCCTCGGTTCGCCGTTGCAGTGGAACGCGTCCACCAACAACATCAACGTACTGCGCTCCACCGGCGCGATTCCGGAAGTGATCGAGACGCCGTACCTGGTCGACAAGGACAACTATTTCATCCAGACGTCCGAGCAGGACAAGGACAACGGCCAGGGCATGACGTTTTGGGAGCGCTCGCCGCTTGAAGTGCGCGAAGATTCGAACTGGTCGAATCAGGCGTCGCTGGTCGCGCAGTGGTTCCGGTGCGCCGCTTCCATCATTGACTTCCGTACGGTTTACGGTAGTTTGGGCGCGTCCGGCTAGTCCGGAGCGTTTTCCTCCCTTTGACTCTCCGCCCGAGGCGCCGCAAATGGGCCTCGGGTTTTCTTTAGGTGGCAGACCATGGTCGCGCCGAAGCCCAAATTCGGTCCCGCCGCTTTGTGGGGTGCCTGCTCGCGGTGCAACGCTCGCGTGCTGGCGTCGACGCTGCGGCGCGAGCGCTTGACCGGCCTACTCGTCTGCACGAAGGCGTCCGGCCGCGGCACCACGGCATGCTGGGACCCCTGGCCCGAAGTGCTCGACTTCCAGGTCAAGCCCGACAAGTCGATCGAGCCGCCGTCCGAGCCGCTGCCGCTCCGTTACAATCTCGATGCGATATGGGGCAGCGGTCCCGAAAGCGGCACCACGAAGATCTTCGCCAACGCGCCGGCGGCCGCGCCCGACGACGCCACGCGGCTGCAAAGCCTGCTCTCGACGGTGCCCTACTACGCCAATATCGGCAAGTCGGCGGCGTTCATGGGGCCGATGGCGCGGCTCGGGGACGAAGTGTTCAACCTGACCACGATCGTACCGGCCGACTGGGACGGCACGTTCTTGCCCTCGTCGTCGATTCGTACCGTCACGCCGCCGGACGAAGCGGCCGAGCTTGCGGCCGTCACGCGAACTGATAAGGATGTCCCGGCGGACCCGATATGGACGCCGCCCTGGGCTCAGGTAAAGCAGGTCTGATGGACACCGCCGCAACGATCATCGACAAGGCCATGAGGCTCTACGGGATCGTTGACGAGACCGAAGGCGCAACGCCGACTGACATCGCGAACAACGTCGCCGTGCTGAACGACCTGCTGCGCCAAGAGATGGCGGACGGCGCAGTGCAGTTCCTGATGAAAACCGAAAGCGTGATGCTGCCCGCCGGCGTAAGCGGCCAGATCTATAGGTTTTCGATCGGTACTGCGGACCCGGGCTATCTGTTCCAGCGTGACGCAGTGGCCGTCAAAGCCATATGGCTGAACGACATCGGCCTGACCATCAATCGCGAGACCCGCATGGCGCCGAAAGCCGACGTCGTCCGGACGACCTTTCCCGGCATCATCACCAAATGGCACCAAGAGCGCCAGTCTGACGGCTCGGTCCTGGTGACGGCCTGGCAGCCGCCGCGCGCCGCTGTGACGGCCCTGATCGAATACGGCGGGCGCCTGGCCCCGATCACGGAGGCCGATGGCAGCGACGTCGTAGGGCTGCCGCCGGAGGGCGTTCACGACGCAGCGCTGCTGCTCGGCCGGCGCATCTGCACCGCCTACGGAAAAAACCCGGCCAATGTCGCTCTCGTGGCGCAGGACGCCGAGCGCGTGAACGCGCGCTGGCGTGAGTGGGCGCGCGGCCAACAGTGGATTCGAATGGTCAGGAGTTGAGAAGATGGCAGGCGCCAACGTACAGTTTTACACGCTCGACCACGAACCCGCGAGCCCCGGGGAGGAGCAGTTGTTTTCATTTCGGTGCCCTACACGCGGCACCGAATGTTTTGGGCTCCATATCGCTAACCGCACAGGCATAAAACGCGACCCGCAGGGGCAAAATGGCGGTGTTGCGCATTGGGAGTGGAACGGCAGTCGGGACTCGCCTACGTTTTCGCCATCGGTAAACTGTCAGCGTTGCTGGCATGGCTACATTCGTGGGGGGCGCACGGTCAGCTGTGCGGGTACCGACGAACCGGAGCCAGACAAAGCATGAGCCAGCGTCCGCCGCTCGACATTCTTGGCACGTTTCAGGACCCGCTCGGGCTCGACCAGGGCGCCAGCAAGCTGACCAACGTCCGCGTCGTGCCGCGCGAGGCTGCCGAGGTGGCGAGCTCGCCGGGCGCGCCGGCGGGCAAGGCGGCGCGCGTGCGCTTCGTTGGCGCCCCAGGCCTGACGCCCCGCTGCCACCCGACGACGTCACCCTGCCTCGTGCTGGCCGCCGCACTCGGCACCCTGTGGTCCGGTCACGCCGACGGCACGATCTGGTACGGCGTCGAAACCGCCACGCCCGTGTTATCGGGCACCGTGGCAGTCGACCCGACGCAACCCATTATCCGATTCGCTGAAGACCGCACCGCGCTGGCGATCGCCACGAACCGCAATGTGCTCGGAGGGACGCGCGCCGGTACCGGCTACGTCGCCACGCAGGGCGGCGGCGTTGTCAACTGTGGATTCGATACTTCGATCAATTTCGATCCGTCTGCTGTCGCCGAACTCGACAACATGACGCTCTGGAGCGGCGCGTCGAATTTTTACGCCAGCCAAGACGCCAAGGTCTACCGATCGCAGCCGCTGGCACCCGCAAACGTGCTGCCGAACAGCTGGGGCACCAAGGAAGCGCGGCCCGACAGGGTCGTGGACCTCGCGGTGTCTGGCCGGGTGCTGTGGCCGCTCGGCGCCCGCTCGCTCGAACAGTGGTACGATAGCGGCGCCAACACTGATATGCCGTTCGTCCCCTACCCGAACAGCTTGGTCTCGGTCGGCATCGCGGCGCGGCTGTCACGCGCAGTGCTGCGGGACCTGATTGTTTTCGTGGCGACTGACCTACGCGTGTGGGTCTGTACCGGCCAGTCCGGCAAACCAGTGTCGCCGCCCTGGGTCGATCTGCTGTTGCAGGAACTTACGCTGGCGCAGCTGCAACAGCTGACCGCCTACGCCTACGGCCAAGGCGGTTCTGACTTTTACGTCTTGACGCTGCCGGGCCAGTGGACGATCGAGATGTCGGCGGCGGGGCTATGGTCTTACCGGCAGTCGCCGGGCCGTCTCGATCACGCCGGCCGTTGCGCCAAGGAGTACGACGGCGGCACGACCTTTGTAGGCCTCGATACTGGCGAGATCTGCGCGCTCGATCTCAACAGCGCTTCGGAGCCGGCTGGCGTGATAGAGCGCGAAATCATCACGCCCTGGGTGACGGCTGACGACCAATTCTCAACGGTCAATTCGCTCAGCATCACGTCATCAATGGGGCCTTCAGCCGGGCAGTTCCAGCTCGATTGGGCCGACAACCGCGCGGTGACGTGGCGCGGCTTGCGCAATATCACGTTCCCGCTGCCCGGCACCCGCCGCGCGATCGCCCGCAATTTCGGGTCGTCGCGGCGGCAGCAGTTCCGATTTCGCTACTCGGGCACGCAGGCGCCGTTCACGATTGACGAATGGTTTGCGGATATCGACTAGGTCGTCGCGAACGCGCGAGCCGACGCCGTCATGGTCCCCGGCCACTTGGCCAGCTCGGCGCGGATCGACTTCGTAACCGGGCTGGCGTTTTCGTAGACGGCCAAAATAGGGTGTTCGAAAGTCGACAGATACCAGACCATTTTGGTGCGGTTGGCGTCGACTTCTTGCATCTGGCTCTGGCCTGCGACATCTTGGTATTGTAACGTATACATCTTCGTTTCCTCTTTCCTGACCCGCGCACCCTAACCGCAAAGAACCGTACAGTCAATGGCCAAAGTGCCCCCACCGCCCCCGATTGCGGCCCAGGACCCTACGTTCAATCGGTACCTGATTGAACTCACGGCGTTTTTGACTGCAAGCGGCGAGATTGACCCGACCAGTGTTGCTGGGCTCGTCGCGCTGTCGAATCAGGTGGCGACCGACACGGCCAACGTCGCGTCGCTGCAGACCACCGTCAGCAGCCAGAGCGCCAGCATCTCGACATTGCAGGGCCAGGTCACGACATTGCAGGGTCAGGTCACGACATTGCAGGGTCAGGTTTCGGCGCTCCAGGCACGCAGCCAAGTGTTCAGCGGTAATGTCGGAGCTGTCGGGCCGCCATCCGCGGGCCTCGGCAGCGTCGGCGATTGGTTCCTGAACACGGGAGGCACGGCCGGCAACAAACTATGGTTGAAGACAGCCGTAGCCACCTGGACGAACTATCTTTAACCCTGCCGCGCCCACGAGGGGCCGAAACCGCGTCGGAGACGCCGCCGTCCAGGCGGCATACTTCATCCGAAAAATATCCTCCGCAGGTCTGCCAACGCCTCGGATGCCATCTCGCCGAGCGCGCTGTCGAACGATGCCGGCCGCGCGAACCGCGCCCGGTAGCCCTTCTCGTGGTCCCATATCGTGCCCCACATCTCGACCGTGCCGAATACGACACCATCGCAGCCGGTTACTTGACTGCGGATGACGAGATGTTCGGGCCTGTTCTTGTAGGACTCCGTCATGTCTTCGAGCGTCTTGAAACCGTGGATGCCCTGCTCGCCGATGTCGGGGTTGGTACCCTCGGTAATGAGCTCCCGGTACCACCGCCTGTCGGAAGTCCACGACAGCAGCCGCGAGTTGCCCGGCACGTAGACATAGCGCCAGAATCGATAGGCAGTTTGAGTGCCGATCTCAATCATGGCGTCGGCTCCTTCTGCGGCACCTTGACCGGCTCCTGCGGAGCTGGCGCTTCTTGCGGCACCAGCACGCGGCGGCGTTCGGGCTGTCCAATCTCTGCCATGTCACGTTCCTCCCGCGATCGCGTTGATGTGTAACTGAAATTCTTCAACCGTGCGGACGACGAGGTAAACGCCACCGGCTGCCGCCCACTGGCGTTCAAATTTCTCCTGGCCGAGCTTCTGATCGCCCTTATCGTCTTTGAGCTCGATCGCCGTTGGCCGCAGTCCGATCGGGAAGGCCAGATAGTCGGCCACGCCTTTGCGAACGCCCATGCGTTTGAAATGCATATGCGTGCCGATGCCGCCACGCCGCTCGTTCGCGACATGGAAAATTAGCAACCGATCCCAAATGCCGGATTTGACGAGCCACTGCTGACAATGCATCTGCAGGCATGTTTCGTCGTTCGCGGCGGTCTTAACGACCTTTTTTCGGGAGGATGCCAAGTTCCACTAGCCTCTGTTCTTGGGTCGGAAGCCACGCTTCGATCGCCGCCTGCACGGCGAGTGATCGGTTCGACACGTCGCTGTCGATGTTGCGCACGACGAAGTCCACCCGCGCCACCAGGACGTCGGTAAGACGGGCCGAGACCATCGTGGTTTTGCGTTCGTCTGCCATCGGTGGTAAGGTCTAGCTCAAATCTGTATGACAATCAAGAGGCTGTTTTCATGAGCTTCGGCGACGGGCTTGGTGCCATCATCGGTGCGCAGGAAGGTAAGCAGGATCTGCAGGCCGGGCAGGACGCCGTCAACGGCGTCTCCAGCAGCTTCGGGTCGTCCGTGGCGCCCTACAACTCGTTCGGACAGTCTTTCATGCCGGCGGCCTCGACAGCGGCCGACAAGGTCACCGGGGCCGCCGGAAACGTGCAGTCCTACGACGACTTCATGAAAAACTACCAGGCTTCGCCGGGTGCGCAGTACGATATCCAGCAGGGTCAGGAGGCGCAGGACAACAGCGCGGCGGCGCGCGGGCAGCTGCTCTCCGGAACGAACCAGCGGGCGCAATCTGACATCACGCAATCGATCTCCAACAAATACGCGAATCAGGCCTACGGCTCGTACCTGCAGGGCAACCAGCAATCATTCGGTCAGCTGACCAGCGCGCTTGGTTCGCTGTTCCAGGGCATCGGTGTAGGCACCACCGCGACCGGCCAGCAAGCGGGTGTCGATTCCGCGCAGATAGGCGCCACGTCCAGCCTGGCGCAGGCGCAGGCCAAGAATGATCAGTCCAAGGGCTCGGGTTTCGGCTCGCTGTTCTCGTCACTGCCGATACCGGGATTCGGGTCGTGACCGATACACCTTGGATCACGGCCTTAATCCAGCTGGTCACGATTGCGGGCACTGTGATCAACTCAGGACTTGCGGTCCTGGCCTACGTGCAGGCCCGCAGAAACATGACCAAGATTCACGAGGTGCGGGTGTCGATCGACGGCCGCATGGATCAGCTCCTTGCAGCCCGCAGCACTGAAGCGCACGACGCCGGGGTGCGCGAGGGTAAGGCGTCCGGCAACGGCGACAGCTACATCACCGGGCTGTTGAAGAAATAGCTATTGTTTACGTCTCACGCGGTAGCCCCACCCCGACGCGCCTTCGATGCTAATGCCAGTTCCGTCGAAGGCGCGGTTGATTTGTTGAATGTGCACGCGAATATTGTGATCGCTGCGGCCGAGCGCGCCACCTAACTCTTTGGCACTAAGGCCCGGATCTCTACTAACCAAGTCGAAAATTTGCGCTCTGTTCACTGTCAACGCCACGCCGTGACGTGTCGAGTGCGGCATCGGGCGGTGGCAGCACGGGCAAAATTCAGTAGCCATCAGTAGCAGCCCCCTCGCCGCGTTCTTTCCCACCAGATATAGCGACATACGACGTTGCACCCCCGGAAAATTGCACCGAAGTGTGATACTTCATTTCAGATCGTCCCTTGTGATGCTGTAGACAAATACGTCCTGCGGCTCGTCGCTGATGTTTGGGAACATCTCGAATCGCCGCAGCCGGCCCTCTTTCGTCGCGCCAAGGCGTTCGGTCGTGCGCTGCCCCATGATGTTGTCAACGTGCACGTAGGACCACACTCGCCAGATTTGCGGGTGCGAAAAGATCCAGGCGACGAACGGCGCCGAGAATTCGCGGCCGAAGCCCCGCCGCTTGCCGTTCGACACCAGCGTGACCGTAGCAGAATGGCTGTGGATCTCCAGCCCGACGAGCCCAAGAAACGCGGGGCTCTCCTCGATCGCTAGCCATTTGGTGGGGCCGCCCGCCTGGTAGCGCTTAATCAGCGCTGCGGCATCGTCAAGGCTCACGAGCGGTCGCAGCCCGAGATACCGCACCGTCTCGGGATTGCCGAGCATCGTGAGCAAGCCCCAAGCGTCGCCGTTGCCGACATCGCAGATGGTGAAGCGGCCGAGCTGCGCGGGGTTCATTCTGCGGCCCTCGGCAAGTCCCAAGGCATGGCGTGAGGCGTGGGCGCGACTTGAGCACGTTTGCAATTCTCGACAGCTTGACGCCAGTACGATGGTTTGAGTTCAGCGCCGACCGCGCGTCGGCCCATCTGCAACGACACATAAAGTTCAGATCCGATGCCGGCAAACGGCGATAGCACCGTGTCTCCTGGGTTGCTCCACAAATCCACACATCGACGGATTGGAGTCAGCTGCAGCGGCGATATGTGCGCTTCGTCCGCCTCTTCGCGAGCTTCTTTGCGCGACAACACGTCACCTTGCGCAATGTCAGACCATACGGGCTCAGCGTACCGCTGCCAGACTGCAATGCTGTACTGCCGCGAGCCTGACGTTGCAATGCACGGCACCATTTTTTCACTTTCTTCATCCCACTCGCGACTCGGTAACGTACCGTCTGGCGTGGTTTCGGACCCATAATACGCATCAAACTGCCCCGCCACTGGTTCGGGGTTAACGCCGGGCTTGCGCATCGTCACTATGTAGTCGGGTATCGCCATACGCGAAAGACTGGAATCCTTGCAAATTTGTTTGTGCAGCAATCCGATGGCCTTCGTGCGCTGCATCGCCGAAACTGGATCTTTCCTGATCACAACTTCGGAGTGATAGTAAAACCCAGCGTCTTGATGAGCTTTAATGATGTCGCCACGAAAATCCCGCAACCCAATAAACCCATCACGCATCTTAGATGTTGGCAAATTCATGCAATGGATCGACACCAGCCGCCCAGGCTTCGTCACTCGGAACACTTGGTCGATAAGAAAACGGTAATGCGTCCAAAAATCCGAGTCTGCACGGCAGTTGCTCATGTCACGCGGATCGTCGCTAAACGTATATAGCGATATGAACGGCGGACTGTATATCGTATAGTGCACGGACTCATCCGGCAAAGCACGAACCACGTCAACGCAATCGCCGTTCCACAGATGCCAGTCTGTTCCGCTCGCCTGATCGATTACCGCAGCCATGTCGGGATCTCCATTTTGTTTTTGTGGCGCTCTACTTCGCGAATGCCGTGTAGCGTCCTGGTCATCAGCGTTCGCGTGTGTTTCGACATTTCTTCGGCCATGCGGTCTGCCGCCGCTTCTTTTGCCGCGAGATTGTCTACAACTGCGCCTTCGGCAGTGGATGCGATAAAGTACGCACGCACCGGCTGCATCTGGCCAAAACGCCAACACCTGCGGATTGCCTGAAACAACTGCTCAAACGAGTCGTTTAACCCAACAAAGACCATGTCGGCACAGCGTTGAAAATTCATGCCCCATCCGGCAATGCTCGGTTTTGACACGAGCACGCGAATGGAGCCGTTTGCGAACCCCATCAGTCGCTCGGATTTTAAATCTGCGTGGTGGCTTCCGCGCACCTCGACGGCACCAAAAATCGCGGCCGTGAGCATTTCCGACTCGGTATTGGAGTTGCACCACACTAACCAAGGGCGATCCGGGTTTGCATTGACCAGTTCGGCAGCCGCGCGCACTCGATCCGAGGTGCTGTCCCGCCGCGCTCGGAGCCGTTCAGATAGCGTGTGCGCAACCGGGAGATCGGATGGAACAGTAATAAATTCTTTGTGCAGCGGCGGTAAATCGTAACCCGGCTCATCATATCCGAGTTCGCGCGGGTGGCGCAACATGACGGACCAAGATGATAACCACGCCCAAAATTCTTGCTCGGCATGCCCTTTCAGACGCCACTCCGCGGATGGTTTTGATTTGCCGGCTTGGCGATCTTTGGCGCCGATTGCCTTCATGCCACCTTCATGGACAAACCACGTAGCAAGCATCTCTTTGGCGCTGCACACACCCAAAAATTCAGCGTGATTGCCCAGTTCGACATAGTCGTTTGGTGCTGGCGTCGCGGTGCACGGCAACCGAAACGGAATATCTTTGGTAAACTCTACCAGCTTCGCGCGTGTTTTGCTGTCGTGCGCCTTGATAATACTAGACTCATCCAAAACGATGCCAGCAAAAGCAGCAGGATCGAAATTATCAATACGATCGTAGTTCGTGACGACAATCCTGGAACGCATGTCATCACGATGCGCGGCGTACTCTACCGAATCAATGTTGAACTTTTTCGCTTCCTGAACGGTCTGCTGAGCTACAGCCAGCGGCGCCAAGACCAACACCCTACGCCACATTGCGTCTTGCTGTACTGCTTGTGCCCAACTTAGCTGCTGAAATGTCTTTCCCAAGCCAGTGCCTGCGAACACCGCCGCGCGCCCGCGTTGCAACCCCCACGTTACGATGTCACGTTGAAACGGCCGCAATGCATCCGGCAGTTTACGAACCTCTAAACCTGCATGCACAGGAACGGCAGATTTTCGAGCTATGAAATCTTCGTACGGATTGGACATCATTTAAATAACCTCTAGGGATCAGAGTACGTTTTTAAGCGTACATGTCAATAGCTACTTCGCCATCCTTTTTGCTTCGTGGCCCTCGCAATCGAGCGGCAAACCTGCTGTCCAGTGCCGCGGCCGTTTCATTATCTCGCGCATTGCGGCCGATCGCTCTTTCGCAACGGCTTCAGGTGCCAACGCCAAAATAGAATCGTAAACGTCGAGCAGCAAGTGCACGTCCGGCAGCTCGCGCTCGATGTCGGCTTCAGCAGCTGTGATAATGGACCGTGTCATGCTCTGCGCCGCAATTTCGAGCAGCGAACCGCCGAACGCTTTTTGTCGCAGCATCGCGCCGAACTTGCCGCGAAAAAACAGCGTTTCGCCCTCGTGACTGATATGCGCGGAGTAGTGCGGCACGCGACGCCCGCAGGGTAGCAGCATCCACACTGTCGCGTGCGCATCCTTCTCGAATGCGACTTTGCCGGCCGGGAACACGCGGCCCGGCTGCTCGTAAATCGCGGCCTTGAAGGCGTCGGATAGCGCGTACCAGAGCTTTACCAGCAGCGGGTTCGCTTTCCGATAGCCGTCGATGTCAGATCGCGCCTTGATCTCGTCCATGTTGTTGCCGGCGCGGCGCTGGTACGCCATGTATGTTCGGTGCCCGAGCTGGTAGTTGCCGCCGAGGGTCACGGATTTGTAGCTCTGTCGCTCATGCGGGTGTGTCTTCTTCGTCGATCCCGGCGGGACGCGGCCCATCGCAATGGCGTTGTAGATGTAGGGATCACCGCCGCTCGCCAGCAGTTCAAGACGCTCAGTGTCGCCGGCCATCCACAGCGCAATTCGGTACTCCGCGTTCGACAGGTCGTTGTCGGCAATCATCCATCCGTCGGGTGCGACAATGCAGCCGCGTAGACAGTCGGAAAGCGCCGTGTTGCCGTAGCGGTGGCCTTCCTTGAGGCCCGCGATCACCTGGTCAACATCGTACCTCCCCGATGGGCGAGCAATGTTGAACATGTTCGCGCCTTCGGAGGTTCCGCGCCCCGATCGCGCGCCAAAGTAGCGCGTCGCGTCTTTGTACCAACCGCCAACGTGACGATCGAGCAGGGCTTGAGCTTTAAGCGGCGCGCTTCCCCCTTCTGCCTGAAGAAGTTCAAGCACTTCGCGAACGTCCGGGTGGAGATCGTCATCGGCCAGTTTCTCCGCTACAATGTGTTTCTGTGTGCTTTCCAGTCCTGCAGCATGGCTGTTGCACCACGCGACGATTCGCTGGCGCTGCGACAGCTTCGTCACGGCGTTCTGCGTCAGCGCCACGAGCCGCTGCGTGCTCTCCTGTTCGATCTCCTGCCGGCGCAGCGCAATCGCCGTTGCAAGATGCAGATCAATCGGGAGCCCCAATTCGTTTTTGCGCCAGGTGCGCTCGAATACCAGCCTCTCGTCGGGCGAGAGCGGCGGCAGTCTAGCGTCGACGTCGAGCAGGCAGCGCAGATCCTGGTCGGCGTATTTGCAAAGCGTGGCGTAGAGGCTGACGCTCTCGTCGAAGGTGCCATCACGCCGCGGCCTGCAAGTCGCCATGACCGCGGCGTGGCCCTGCTTGTCCTTGCCGGCGACGCCCAGCGTTGTGCATACCTGGTCCAGCCCGCCCGGCAGCGCCATAGCCTGCGCGCGGCCCATCGTGCAATCAACTTTTGTTACGGGCAACTCAAAGAACGGGTTTTGTCCCTTGAGAACGTTGACGTCGAAGTTGGCGTGGTGCGCCACGAACCGGCGGCATTGCGCAGCGTCGGCGTAGAGCTCCGCGAGACTGTGCGTGCCGAGGTGCGGGTGCACGGTGCAGGCGCGCTTGCTGGCGCCCCGGAAGCGCCAGACCGCGACCGTGATCTGCGTCGAGCGATCGGCGGCGTAGCGGCGCGCGCCCGCGGCTTTCAGATCGATCCTGGAGCGCGTCTCCAGGTCGCACCAGAGGTCGTCGGGGTGCATTGTTCAGCCTTGTCGGAAAGAGGGGCCGAGAGCCCATTTGCGGCGCTCCCGGCAGTTTAGCGGCTAGGGGGCAAAGCCCGCCGCAGGTTCTCGCGTCAGCGCGGCGCGAAGGGATTCGCGGGCGGCCCTGCGCTAAAAGGGCTTGCCGTCGTCGGGGCAGATCCGGTCTGAGGGGCAGGCTGAAAACCCGCAACCTGGAGCCCCTGCGCCTGCGCGGCGGCCATCAACTCGGCACCTGAGACGCTATTCGCGAATACGATCTCCTCGCCGGGCGCGGTGAACACGACGGCATTGAGGAACAGCTTGACGCCGCGCGGATCGTTCTGCTTGACGGCCGCGGTGACGCCAGCCATGACGTAGTCGCCGGACTTCACGCCAGCCTTGCCGGGCAGTTTGACGAGCGCGCCGCCGGCCTGCACCAGCTCGACGTTCGGGGCGCCGTTGGTGTTGCCCGAGAACATCCAATGACCCTTGGCGTAATCGGTTAGCTTGCCGGTCTTGACGTTCGGCAGGTCGCCGTCGAGTACGGGCCATGCGATGATGTGCGGGTTAGCCGCGAACAACTTGCCACAGGCTGCTGCGATCCCGGCCAACGCCGGTTCCTGGTGCCATGCCGCCTGCGTCTTTGGCACGATGAACGAGGCGAAATAGCTGGGCTTGTCCTGCGGCTTGCCCTCAAACTCCCGGCTCGGCTCCCAAAGATGCCGCATATCGACGATGCGCGCGTTGAACACGGTTGCGGATTCGTATTGCTTTTGTGCTGCCATTTTTCGATTTCCTTTTGCTAAGTTCCTAACGCTTGCACTGTACGGACATCAACGGATGTTTGTCAAGTATCTTCGAGGTCGGCCGCCACCAGCCACAAAAGCGCGTGGTCAATCGTGTCGACGCGCACCACGGTTGGTAGGTTGTGAAAGATATTTTCGGCATCTGGACCGACCACGATCAGGATCTTGTTGCGCGCGACGGCGTAGCCAAACTCGACGTGACGTCCGCCGCTCGTGAACATCGCACCGGCGGGCAGAATCTTGGAAATCACGGCGTCGACCGCGTCGATGTCGTCCAAATCCCTCTGTGCCGCAGCAGCAAGCGTCATACCCTCCTCGTTGCCGTCGATCCATCTTGCGGTGCAGGTGTGGCCGGCGATTTCAAGTTTGCGGCGCCATTCCTGCATCTGGTTCATGCTGCTGTAGGGTGCGGCGAGGTAGATTTTCATGCTAATAGCTCACTTTCAACGGTGCTTCGGGCTTATGCGCGCCGATGACAGCATATTGCTTACCGGCGGGGCCGAGCTTTTCGGCTGCGGCTGGCGAGACGGGTTTGACGCCTTTCGGGCCGAAGCTCTGCATCAGGAACGCCGCGGCCTGCTGCTCGTCGTTCCAGGCCCTATAGCTTCTGCCCGGCTTCAACGCGGCTCCGTCGACCTGCGCACCGAGCTTCAGCTTCGTTTCCAGTGCCTCTTCGTAGACCGCCTTGACGTCGCCAAGGGCGCGAATCATGCGGAGCATACGCACGATATCCTTCGGCTCCAGATCCTCGATCCGGCGACTCATGGCGCCCATGAGGAACCCGGCGTCCGTCGCCATGGCGGGGCACGCCTGGAACGCGCGGCACCAACGACAGTGCGGCCCCGGCTTCGGCGCGCTGCGATCGGCGATCGCGGCCAGCACGCGCGCCTTGTGCGCCTCCACCTCGGCGCGGCTCGCTACCCACTGTTTCCACGGGTCGTCATCAAGCCCGTTCGGCTGGTAAATCACGAGACGCCACCATGGCGAATCCATATGCGGCAGCAGCGCGGCGGCGTAGGTCAGGAGCTGCTTATTGTGGAAAGCGGGAACGTCCCACTTGCCAAATTTGGCGTCCAAGACGGTGCTGACCTGCCTTGACGGGTTAAAAATATCGACCGTCCCGCCGCACTCGTCTGTGATCTTTACGCGCAGCTCACGCTCCACGATCGGATACCCGTCGTCGTACTCAAGCTGCGCCAGAAACGCCTCGACGTCGGGCAGCAGGCCAGCTTCCATGTCGGCGTGTGCTGCGGTGCCAGCGGCCGCTGCCGCGGTCGTAGTGGCGGGCTTCAACGGCTCTGGCACGGCGTATCGCGCCGACCATGAGCAGTTGAGCCACGTCTTGGCATCGGATGGCGGGTAGATCGCGTGACTGGTCATGGTTTCCTCTCAAAAAGTGCGGGGTGGCCATTTGCTGTAGCTCGTTTAAGCGCCGCAACCACGCGACGGCCCCCTGCTTTTTACGCCGTGATGCCCATCCACTTCGCGAGCTGCGCGAGCCGGTCGGGCGGCATCTTCGGCAGGAACACTTGGTCGATTTGCGCCATGGTGGCCTGCGCAGCCTCGGGACCACACTGCTCGCGGAACCAGCCCAACGCACCGTCGGCCGAGCTGGCGCCGCTTGAAAATGCAAAATCACGCTTGGCCGTGATTTTGCCGACCAGCGCGGCCACCGCCGGGTCGACCGCGGGGGCGGCAGCGGCTGCAGGGAACGCCGACGCCAGAGCGGCAAAGGGCGCCGGGGGCGCAAGACCCGGTGGATTGAAAGCGGGGGCCTCGGCTGGCGGCTGCAAAGGGGCGGGCACGTTCAGCGCACCCGTAGCGACCTGGTTGAACGCGGGCGTCACGACCGGGGCCTCGTCGGCTGCTTCCTCCTTCTTCGTGCGCTTCGCCCTGCCCGAGACACGGAAGGCCTCGAAATCGTCCATCGAGTCAAATTCAACGGTAATTTTCATCGTGTTCTGCTCCTGGTTTACGTTCGTGTGAATGTATGACAGTACGGAATTGTGCTGTCAAGTGGTGGGCGTTAAGTTTTGTAGCCGGTCCATGCGCTCAATCTCAGCGACGATCAGCGCGCCAGCCTTCACCAGTTCACGGCGTCGATCGCCTTCTTTCCACCAAACCGGGTCAAAAGGCCAGAGCCACTCCAGCAGCTGCGGACTTCGGCTGCGCGCAGGCGTAGCGTAGCAGGCCGCAGCTGCTGCAAGTTCCCCGCAGGTGTGTCGGTCGTCGTGACTTGGGGTCCAAGTCTCGACTTCGACTTGCCGACGACGTTCGGCTACTACATCTTCGATCGCTGTCATCTCTGCAACGCCTGTCCTGTGTTGACGTCGCGCACCGCAGCCGCGACGTATCGTCCGTTGGGCGATCTCTTCAAAAAGACGTAATCGATTTCGGGAAGCGATTCATAGGGCCACACCGCGGTCGTGAACTTTGTCGTGAGCAGCCAGCCGCCGTGGTCCTGCTTGACCGGCGGGCTCACGATCGTTTGCCACGGCTCGGCCTCTAGGATCTTGCGAATGCTGACAGCCTCGGCGGCGCCCCCACGCGTTTTCAGATCCTTGCCGTGCTCGACCAGGGTCGTGTTGTCGTAGCCGCAAAATGGACAGATCGGGTGCAGGAACGCGGCGTAGGTCTCCTCGCACGCGGCGCATTTCTTGATGTCGGCCTGCTGCGCGCCGCAATGCGGGCAGCGCATGCCATGAAAGTGCGGGTCGAATCGCTCGTCACACGCCTTGCAGCGTGGCGCCGAGCGGTGCAGCGCGTGGCAGGCCGGGCACGTCTTGCCGTGCTCCCACGTCTCCCACTCCTCCAGGCATGCCAGGTCGTCGCAGGTCAGCATCTTGCCGGGCGAGGCCATGACAGCGTCGAGCGCGCCGTGGCGCTGAATGTTGCCGCCAAAATCCGACACGAGGCAGTTGGTTACGCGCGGGTGCGCTCGGGCGCCGCGGCCGAGACCCTGCAAATAGAACCCTGCGGACTTCGTTGCGCGCCAAAACGCGATGTAGTCGATGTCCTGGACGTCGAAACCCGTGTTGAACATGTTGCACGACACCAGGATGCCGCCGGCTGGGTCGCTGCGGAACGCGTCCACTGACTTGTCGCGCTTACCTTCAACAGATCGTGAATGCACGCCGTAGACGTGCGTGTTCGTCAGTTTCTTGAGCTCGGCTTCCGCTTTGTCGACATGCGCGACGTTGCAGCAAAACACCAGCACACGCTTGCGGTCAAATTTGCGCATGACGTCGACGACGGTCTTGGCGTGGCTCGGCACCAGCTTGATTGCGCGCGGCGCCATCTCGTCCAGGTCGTAGTCGCCGGCAACCGTTGCCAGGCCCTCGGTGTCGATCGTCTCGTCTTCGCCTGCGTCGACAGGCACCAGCGGCTTGACATAGCCATCGCGCAGTGCGTCCAGGAAGGTGTAGCGGTACACGATCGGGCCAAACGTCTTTGTCAGGTCGCCGGTGCCGTCGTCGCGGAACGGCTGCCCCGTCAGACCGTGCACCTTCGCGTGCGGAATCTTCCCGAAAAGCTTGCGGTATTGCGATGACTTAGCGGGCGGGACGCGGTGCACCTCGTCGACCAGGATCGCGACGACGTCGCGGAACATGCGGACCCGATTGATGATGGTGCCGATTGTGCCTACCGTCACCCGCGCAAAGGCGTTCGTTGCGATCGAAGATGAGCATATGCCAGGTGACAACCCGATGGTCTTGCACGCCGCGGCGTTGTGTTTCACCAGTTCCTTGTTGTGCGCCACGACTATGACGCGTCCAAACTGACTATAGTGGTGCGCCAGCATGGCGAGCATGAGACTTTTCCCGCCGGCAACCGACACCTCAGCGACCGAAAACCGGTCGTCGTAAGCGACGAGCGCCGAGGTGCCTTTGATTTGGTGGTCGCGGGGCTGGAATGTCATAGGTCGTCCAGAACCTTCTGGGCAGCGTCCGCCGCTTTGACGACGTTTTCCGGCACGTCGTCTGCGCTGATTTCTTCAAGCAAATCTTCCAACGCGGTCATAAGCATGTCGCGTTCTTCGGCGACCTCGTCGTTTTCTGCTGCCGAATCTTCCAAGTCTAGCAGTTTGTCGATCGCGTCGATGAATTGCGGCGGTGCGCCGAACTCGATCGCGTGCGCGCGCAGCCAGTCGACCAGCTCTCGCGTCGTCATGCTGCTGCGCGCCGGCAGTGCCGCCCAGGGAAGCCACGCCATCACAGCCCCGCGAGGTGTTGTAGATCGCGGTCAAACGCTTCGCGCAGCTTTGCAACCGTAGCGTTGAACACGTCGTCGCGGCTGCCGTGGCCGCCAACGACAGCCAACGCCATCACGCCAGCCAAGCCGTCGACGTAGCTCGCGACAACGGCTTGGCTCACGCGCTGGTGCTTGCGGATCACGAACGAGAAGTTATGCAGGTGTTGCGTGAACATGTCGCGCGCCAGGACGGCGGCAGCGGGTTCGATCTTCAGTCCGTCGTTCATGTTCATTTCTTCTGCCCCAAAATTCCGTTGATACCTGTATATAGCATCCCGACTGCGAAGACGCCTGCGGCCCACGGTTCGTGCATGCACAACGTAACTTGTGCAAAGAAACCAAGTATCGCCACTAAAATTTTTGTCATGGCAAAGCGCTCCATACTGCGATCCAGAGGGCGACGAGGCTCAAGAGCCCCGCCAGTTCGATGACCACGTCTGCGCGAGTCACTTGTTCTGCTCCTTCAAGAAAGCCTCGACTCGGCGCTTCCACTCCAGGCGCTGCATCGGGGTCATGTTCTTGAGACCTTCGCGCAAAAGCTGTTCCATGATGTCCTCCCTTACTCGGCGCAATTGAAGTGCATGGCGTTCTGAAACCGGGTTTCAACAGCCGGCCGCGCCAGGATCGCGATGCCGCGCAGGCAGTCCGCGAAAATGGCGCGGTAGGAGCGATGCGAAGACGGGTGCTTAATAGCGATCTGCTCGGCGACGACTTTGCGGGCTGCAGCGTGGGCGGCTTTGAAGGTTTCGGACTTGGTCATGGTGCTCTCCAGCGGTTGATGACCTTATGTACGCGCGCTCGCGTACTGTAGCAAGTCACGAAATGTTACAGCGACAGCCCCAAATTTGCAGCGACGTCCCAAGTACGCGCCACAAGCTCGCCAACCGTCATCACCTCGGCGCCCGGCTGCGGCATGCCCAGGTCCTGGTACTCGATTTCGGTGCCGTCGGCGAACCTGCAGACGCCTGCCGGGATGATCTGGCCCCGCGGCGTGTTGACCACGACGCGCAGCTCCGGCCGATCGCAGCGCACGAGCACGGCGGTGTGCGAGACCATGAATCGAACATCTGCCTGGATCAGCGCGACCGTCTCGGCGACGGGTACTGGGTCCCACGGCATACGCGGTATGAGGTCGTCAGCCATGTTCGACGGTCGCTCGGAGCCCGTAATAGCCCGACACCGGGTCCGTCCACGTTTCGATCCGAGAGGTTTCCGGGTCAAAACTTTCGAGCATGCCGCGGTCTATCATTACGCGACCGCCTACAGATTGCAGCACAGCCCAAAGCGTGCGCCGCCACTGTTCTTCCGTCATCGGCATGAGCGGGTTCATCGCAGCGCCACCACGACAAAATTGACGAACGCAGCGGCCGACAGCGCTATCATGACGCCAATTGCGATCCAGTCTCGGGTGTCTTCGTATCCCACGGCATTTGTTCCTTTTTCGGTTGTTCCCAGGGCATCGCTTGCGGCTGGTGCGTCGCGCCTAGGCGGCAGCGGCCGAGCCCGTCATCTTCAGGTCGGCCGCAGTCGCAGGTCATAGTTCGCGGACCTGATCAAAGATGGCAGCCGGATGTAGATCCATGTACGCGTCGTGCTCTCGTCATTGCCATGGCATCTTCCCCTCGTTCATGTTCCAAGGTGCTGTCACGACCAGCGCGATTGCGCCAGTCGGCGCGTATACTGCCAAAAACGGGCACGACGCCATTGTACGGAAGTGCCCGCTATTTAGCAAGGTCTGAACCTGATCTTTGGTGAACATTTTTGCAGCACCGGCGCGACTGACGACAAATGCGGGCGCCTCGCCGCGGATCTGGTGGCCGAGCTCGCTGGCGACCGTCTCGAATTTGACCATGTAGCCTGCGCGAATCGCATCCATGCCTTCCGCGACGGCGCCCGGCAGCAGTGCGGCCAGCTTCATTGCGGCGCTTTGCTCCTCTTCGGCTTCGCTGACAAATGCCTCGCGCTTGAACACGTTGACGGTCGTGATGCGGCCCTTGCTATCCTGGCCGTAGTTTTCGCTGACAACCTTGCCAACAACGCTCTTGGCTTTCGGGGCGCCGCGCGCTTTGCCACAGTCTATCGAGACCTGGTCTCGGGCGCCAGCGGTGACGCGGTACATGAATCCTGCGTTGCCGGACTTCGCGCCGTTGCCTTTCTGCCAGGCGTCCTCGTTGCCGAGCGGCAGATGATCTGTGACGATCAACGCAGCTGCGGTGCGGCGTGCGACATTTTTGAGGATGAACATGGCCTTGAGCACAGCCTCGGTGTCATTGTCGGCGAAGCACAGCCCTGAAGCGCCCCATGTGTCGAGCACGATGATATCGACGCGCTTGCCCATCGCGGCCATGGCCTGGACTTGGCCGCAGCATTGCAGATCGAACGCAGCGGGGTCCATCACGCCGCGGATCAGGTGGAACCGGTTGGCGAGATCCTGGCCGTTTGGCTCCTGTCGAAGCAGGTGCCTTACGCGTCGTTCTGTGCCGTAATCATCCTCGGCGGCCACCCATAGGACATGACCGTCGGGACGTTCAATATCGGCATCAAGCCAGTTTCGCCCAGTGAGGAAACTGATTGCTGCGTCCGTCGCAACAGTTGATTTACCTGCGCCACTGTGTCCTGTGAGGAAGTGCACCTCGCTCGCAAGAAATCGCTGATGAATGATCCATGGTAGCTCGGCATTGTCATCCTCCAATGAGATTTCAAAACCGGAACGCTGCACCTTGACGGGCAGATTGCGCGCGTCCTCTATGCCTTGCAGCATCTGGCGCCGACTGACGATCGCTTGCATGATCAGGTTGCCGCGCAAGACTGGCAAGTGATTGTGGCGTTCGATCTCCTCGCGCAGCGTGCGGCCGCCCAGGCCCTCGTCGAGATGGTGGCCCGCGTCCTCGATCGCTTTCTCGATCTCCCCGCGCGTCACGATGCCGTTGAGCTCGGCGAACTTCAGGACGCCTACCAGGCTGAAGATGGTCGAGCCGCGGCCCTCGGTCTTGCCGCGCAGCTCGTTGGTCAGCGTGCCCAGGTATTTTAGCGACGCGTCTCGTCCGGCTTGCCATTCGTCCTGGGTTCTTGGAGCCGCTTCTTCAAGCTCTCCCACGCTTGCTGTTTCGTGGTCGGCGGAGAAACGAAGACTGGTCCCCGCCCGTGCAGGTACCTCCGCCAAAACAGATTGAAGTTGAGCGGTCGTAAGACGTGGCCACTCTGCATCCCAGTTCTCCCATTCGTACGGCTGGTTGGTGTCCTTATGCGGACCGAAGGCGACGAACTGGCCGCCCATCAATTGGAGTTTGTCGCCGTTCGGGAACGAGTAGGTGCGGCCTTTTACCGGCTCGTCGACGAGGAAGAACGGAACCAAGAAACGAGGTTTCCGCCCCCATCGTACGGGGATACGATCGCCCATGACCGATTTAAACGCAGCGAGTAGACGCCCGGCCGTATCAGGGTCTCCAACGTCACAGTCAAATCCACTGAGACCTCCATCCCCGCAGCGAAGCCCGATGGCATTGCTGTTCGGGTAGCGTATGGGGCTTGTCCAAGCATTCCAGCCACTCCCTATGGGGCTCTTGGAGCCCCGAGAAATCGACAGCGGAAACATCCCGCGCGCCAGGACTTGCGACCAGAACTCGTCAGTGCTATTTGGGAAGGGCATTCACGACCTGACCGTGTGTGCGAGTGTGACCGGCGCGGACCCCGATGCAGTTTCAGCCCTGCATCGGGGTTTCGTTTTTAGCGCCTCGACGCGTCAGCGTGCAATAGCTAGGGCTTGTGTTGCGGATCGGTACAAAATACTAAAGTGCCTTGCGGAAGTACCGCAGCAGCTGTGTGCGCACCGGCACGACGTAGAACTGCTCGGCGTAGGGGTTGAGACGGGCGAGGATCCTGCTTGCTTCGGTCATTTGGTGCTCTCCAGCGTTTGTGTGATTTCCTTGTACGTACTCATTCCGTACAAATCCAATCACGAAATGTTTCAGTAGACCCACGTATTGCCGTACACCCACGCATCGCCGGACACCCACGCATTGCCGGACACCCGCGCATTGTCGGACACCCACGCACTGCCGGACACCTGCGCATTGCCGGACACCCGCGCATCGCCGTACACCCACGCATCGCCGTACACCCGCGCATTGTCGGACACCCACGCACTGCCGGACACCTGCGCATTGCCGGACACCCGCGCATCGCCGTACACCCACGCATCGCCGTACACCCGCGCATTGTCGGACACCCACGCACTGCCGGACACCTGCGCATTGCCGGACACCCGCGCATCGCCGTACACCCACGCATCGCCGTACACCTGCGCATCGCCGTACATCTGCGCATTGCCGGACACCTGCGCATTGTCGGACACCCACGCATTGTCGGACACCTGCGCACTGTCGGACACCCACGCATTGCCGTACACCCACGCATCGCCGTACACCCGCGCATTGTCGGACACCCGC